AACCGCTGCCGCCGTCTGGCAAAAGATTGGGAGGCTTCAATTGCATCCGCAGAGGCATGGATGTTCATCTCGTCAATCAGGCGAATGACACGGCGTATCGCAAGGCTCGAATTTTGAGTCGGGCACTAAGCACATGGAACCAAAACTAAAGTCTTGGGATGAGGCGTCGATTGCTGAAGAGGCGTTGAAATATAAAAATAGAGGGGCTTTTGAGAAAGCTTGTGGCGCTGCCGTACAGGCGGCTCGTCGACTTGGTATATGGGAGAAAGTGTGCGCCCACATGCCTTACCTAAAATTACCGAATGGATATTGGTCCAATCGTCCGCGTGCATCGGTGGTGGCATGACGGGAAACTCAGATGTTTGTTGGGTGTGCTCCAGAAGGGCCGTTGGCCTCGGTGTGCAGGCAGACCGTGAACCCATCCGCTGGCTGTGCAAGGAATGCGCCGACATTGCTGAGCATATCCGGCACCGGCGTCGGTTGGACCCGTACGAACTGCGTGCGCTTGATACGGGCGTGGAGGCGGTTGGTTCATACCTTCAAGAGCTTGGCAAAACCGACCTTAAGGACATGGACGAACTCGAGGCCAGGCAACTGGTCAAAGCCGCATGGGAAGGCTGCGGGCGTGGGATGCGCGCGGCTTTAAGCGAAGCTCCGTTCTGAGGTGGCCATGACAGCCTATTACAATGAGTTTGACCCGAAGGCGGCGGCTTGGTTGCGCGAGCTAATCAAGGCTGGCCACATCGCACCGGGAGATGTTGATGAGCGTTCAATTGTCGATATTCGGCCTTCCGACCTTATCGGATACACACAATGCCATTTCTTCGCCGGGGTCGGCGTCTGGTCATACGCGCTCCGCCGAGCAGGATGGCCAGATGACCGTCCAGTATGGACGGGATCCTGCCCATGCCAGCCTTTCAGCGCAGCAGGCAAAGGAGCAGGGTTTACTGACGAGCGGCACCTATGGCCGCACTTCCACTGGCTTATTGAAAACTGCCGCCCTCCAGTCGTCTTTGGCGAGCAGGTTGCGAGCAAGGACGGACTTGGCTGGCTCGACCTTGTACAAGCTGACCTGGAAGGATCGGGCTACGCCAGCGGGGCGGTCGATACCTGCGCTGCGGGCTTCGGCGCACCGCATATCAGACAGCGGCTGTGGTGGGTTGCTGAGAGGCTACCCAACACCAACGAAATCAAACGGGGATGGCGGGCAAATAGCGAAAGCTTGCAGCCCAACGGGCCGACGTTCAGACGGTTCGAAGGCGACCGTTTCGTTGAACCAGATATGTCAGTTAACAGGCTGGGTAACGACGACGACGCGCGATTGGAAGGACACAGGAGCGGATTTGAAGCCGAGGGCGGACGGGACAGAGAGGTTCGACCAGTTACCGAGGCAAGCGAACTTGGCGGGTTGGACGACAGCCTCAGCCACGGACGGAGAGCGAGGCGGGACAGGTATAACGCCCGAAATGACGGGCAGCAGCTTGCCTCAAATGGCAGCAATGGCGGGCCCAGCCCGACTAACGGCCACTGGCGAAATGTTGATTGGCTCTTCTGCCGAGATGGAAAGTGGCGGCCAGTTGAACCCGGCACATTCCCGCTGGCTCATGGGGCTGCCGCCCGAGTGGGACGATTGCGCGGTTACGGCAATGCAATCGTTGCGCCTGCAGCGCAAGCATTCATCGAAGCGTACCTAGGGACTGGGATGACGCCCGCCAACGACAATCACTGCGGCGTGACGTTTAGACCTGCGGCATGAATTCGGTTCATTAGGGCCGCCGCCGCCTCGGCCTCATCGATATCGAGGTCTCTTAAATAGGAATCTTGCAGCTTGGCCACGTGGTCGGTTTCGGTATCGACGACCGACCATTTGCCGTTGCTCATTCTCTTCATTTCATACCGTCCTTTGGACATCTCCAGGCTCCAATAAGGAAGATTGATGGAAAATAACATCCAAGTGTTTTCGGGTGAAGACCCCATGCTTGACGTGGCCCTGTCCTACACGGCGCGCAAATGGCCTGTCTTCCCATGCCGTGCCGCCGACGAAGAGTTCGTCGACGAGGACGGCCTTATCGAAATTCTAGCCACCAAAACACCGCTTACCAGCAATGGTTTCCGTGGTGCGACGCTGAATGAGCGAATTGTTCGGGAGCTTTGGCGTCGCAATCCCGGTGCAATGATCGGCGTGCCGACCGGTGCGCCTATCGGTGCTTGGGTGTTGGATATAGATCCGAAGCATGGCGGTCCGGATACGCTTGCCGCATTGGAGGCTGAGCACGGCGCGTTGCCACCCACGCTTACGGCTGAAACCACGAGCGGAGGCCGACATTATTTCTTCAAGCACAAGGCTGGCGTGCGCAATCGTGGCGCATTGGGCGCTGGCATCGATGTTCGTGGTGACGGCGGCTATGTCATCGCGGCCGGCAGTGTGCCCACTGTTGGCCAGCCTTACCGTTGGTTGGTCGATATGGAACCGGTTGACGCCCCGGACTGGCTGCTGGAGCTCGTCCTGCCGCGCTCATACGACAGCACGACGATGTATCAGGCGCCATCGGTCTCGGGCACGATTAACGACCGATACGTCGAGCGCGCGGTACAGTCTGAGCTGGACGACCTCGCCATGGAACCGATGGGCAACCGCAACAACCGCCTGAACGACGCTGCGTTTCGGATGGGCACGTTCGTCGGTGCCGGTGCGTTGTCGGAATCCGAAGCGCGGGCCTTGCTACAGGACGTAGCGCGCGGCTGGGGCAGGGACTTCCCGCGTTGCTGCAAGACAATCGACAACGGGCTAAAGGCTGGCAAGATGCATCCGCGTCAGGCGCCGGAAGCCGTCAATGACAATACCAAGCTCGTGGATATCACGCGCATGCTCGATAATGCGCGGGCGAAGGTTGATGAGCAGCGCGAACCGGAAGCGCACAACGACGAGCCAGACGTACAACACGACGTGCCAGTAGTAGAAGAAGCCCCCACCGAGCAACCCATCCTCGCAGCTACGCCGTTCCAGTGGAAAGACCCGTCGACGCTGCCCCGTCGGGAGTTTGCTTTCGGTCGGCATTTCATCCGTAAGTATGTCTCTGTGACAGTTGCACCGGGAGGGCTTGGCAAAACCGCAAACAGCATCGTGGAAGCGCTGGCCATGGCGTCTGGCAAGGCTTTGAATGGCGTGAAGCCGCCTAAACGAATGAAGGTCTGGTTGTTCAACGTCGAAGATCCGCGCGACGAGCTGGAGCGACGCATCATGGCGGCGTGCATTCACTTCAATCTCAAGCCTGAAGACATCGACGGTCATCTGTTCCTCGACAGTGGTCGCGAGCAGGAGCTTGTCGTGGCGATTGACGACAAGAAGGGAGTCAAAATCCAGGAGCCGATCGTCGAGGCGGTAGCCGAAACCATCCTTGCAAACGGCATTGACGTGATGATTGTCGATCCGTTCGTGTCCACGCACCAGGTCAACGAAAACGACAACGGCGCAATCGACAAGGTCGCGAAGCTCTGGGCGCAGATCGCGGATTACACCAACTGCTCCATCGACATCGTGCACCACCTGCGCAAGGTGAGCGATCGCGAGGCAACCGTTGAAGACGCTCGTGGTGCTGTGGCTCTGATCGGTGCAGCGCGTTCGGTGCGCGTGCTTAATCGTATGTCAGAAGGGCAGGCCAATGAGGCTGGCATTCCCGCTATGGATCGGTTCGGCTACTTCTCGATCACATATGGCAAGTCCAACCTTACGCCGCTGTCGCACCGGCTGGACTGGCGCCATATCGAAAGCGTGGCGTTGGGCAATGGGCGAGGGCTAACCCAGCCGCAAGACCATGCACCGGTCGTGACGGAATGGCATTGGCCGTCCAGCGAAGAAGTGGCCGAGGGGCTGACTGATGAACAAAGAGAAGCCATCCGTGGTGCTGTAAACGGCGGCATGTACAAGCAGGCGGCAAACGCCAAAGACTGGGTTGGGCTGGCAATCGCCTATGCCGTGGGGCTGGACGCCGACGACGATGCACAGCGGAAGAAAGCCGGCATGATAACCAAGGCGCTTTTCAAGGAAGGGTTCTTGTCAAAAGTGGAAGAGCGAGACCCGATCCAGCGTCGCATGACGACGTTCGTGCGCGCGGTTTAGGAAATACGGCATTTGCCGTATTTCTTTTTTGTTTCTATTTATCCAATAAGCCTCTTGTCGCTCATCTTTTTTAGTGACACTAAGGCTATATTTATTCGCTATAGCAGGGGGGCGGGTGCGAGCAATGGGGGCAATGGGCACGGTTGGCGTATCTAGATGGCGCCAGTATTTAATTTCCTTTGTAGCAATATTAGGTCTACTTCTATTTTCAGTGTGCGCCTCCGCCGGCCCGGTGACTTCACCGCAATACTTCAGTGGTTCAAAGAATAAATGGATATCTGGGAATCTCGCGGCTATTGGTAATAAGGTTACATTCAGTTTAGAGGCAGGCCCGGCCTCGGGCACTGTTGTGTTTAATGGCGACGGCAATTTTACTTACACGCCCAATGCTGATTTTGTAGGTGACGATTCTTTTCTTTTCCGCGCTACGGATGTCAGCAACGAGTACTCGGAAAACTCAGCGTATTTCACGATTTCAGCAGCCGAGCCGCGAGTAACGTCAGTTGCGGTTCCGGCTAGCGGCTATTACAACGTCGGTTCAATACTGAATTTTTCGGTAAATTTTGATCAAGCTGTATTTGTCGCTGGCACGCCTTCATTGTCAGTTATTATCGGCTCTGACACAAAGCCAGCAGCATATGCGGGCGGCAGTGGTACCAACACCCTCACGTTTTCTTATAATGTTCACCCTGGCGACATGGACCTGAACGGGATTGCGATTGGCGCACTTTCGACCAACGGAGGGTCCATCAGTAATAGCTCAAATGATTCAGCGGTATTAACTCTTAATAATGTCGGATCGACGTCTGGAGTATTGGTCAATACTGCGAGTCCTACGGTTGTACTTTCAACTTCCTCAGCACAGTTTGACGCCATCAAAAATGTAACAGTTACATTCTCTGAGCCGGTAACGGGATTCACCTTGGCCGACATTGATCTTGATACAACTGGGACCGTCAGCGCTGTGGCTTATTCCTTGATGACTAGCGATAATATTACCTACACCTTCGGAGTGACAATGACGGGAGTTGGAGTCGCGGTATTGAGGGTGCCAGCTGGATCCGTCGTCAACCAGGCAGGCAATGCTAACTTCAGTTCCAATTCACTGAACCTTATACTTAATCCCTTACCAAACCCGGACTTGCAGGACCTCATGCCCAGTGCGGGAACATTAGCGCCTGCCTTTGCTCCCAACACAAACGCATACACGTTGAATGTCGCAAACGATGTGGAGAGCATTTCGTTCACACCATCGCTTGCAGATATCAACGCAACGGCTGTCGTCAATGGGGCGTCAACGCCCAATGGAACGTCCAGCGCTTCAATCCCATTGGTGGTGGGGAGCAACACGGTTACCACGACTGTTACCGCGCAGGATGGAACCACCACGAAGAGCTATACGGTCAATGTCATTCGCGCGCAGTCCGGCAATGCCGATCTGGTGGGACTTGTTCCGAGCGCAGGATCGCTTGACCCGGCATTTTCGCAGAGCGCGACGACTTACGCGCTGGCGGTTCCAACCGAAACATCGTCTTTACAACTGACACCCACTTCCGCTGATCCGACGGCAACCATCACGGTCAATGAAGCAACCGTTGCGTCCGGTAGCGCGAGCAGTGCGTTCCCTTTGGGCATCGGCAATACGGCCCTGACGGTTGTCGTCACTGCGCAAAATGGAACGACGCGCAGCTATACGGTAAATGTCACGCGCACTGCATCGGCGGATGCAACGCTTGCGAGCCTTGTTCCGAGCGCTGGATCTCTTGACCCGGCATTTGACAAGGAGACGCTCAGCTATTCTGTCAATGTCGAGAATGGTGTCGAGAGCATTTCATTCGTGCCAACCGTTTCCGAGCCTTCCGCCCGGGTAAGTGTTGCAGGAAGCAATGTTGCGTCGGGAAGTTCTAGCGCTCCCATAGGGCTGACTATTGGTGCGAATACGGTTTCGATTGTTGTAACTGCGCCAAGCGGCGCCAATCGCAGCTACACGGTGGTTGTCAGCCGTGCGGCGCTGGTCTTCCCGGACCCGACGCTGGATCCTGAAGTGATCGGCCTGTTGAACGCGCAGACAAGTGCGGCAAGACGTTTTGCGCAAGTTCAAACGCGGAATTTCCAAAACCGGCTTGAGCAATTGCATGATGAAGGCGACCGACGGAGTTCCAGCCTCGGCGTGCGACTTGGCGGGCAGGCGTCCAACGCAGCGCCGGTGGACCCATCCGACCCGTCTTCTTCAGCGTCTGCCACGACCAATGCGGCCCTTGGCTATGCGCCCAAAAAGCGCAATGAATTTCCGGGCAAGGCGATCGGCCTGAAGGACCCGGAACAAGCCGCACCAGCATTGGACCCCGATCTCGGCCCGTTCGCATTCTGGAGCAGCGGCTTTGTCAATTTTGGTGAGGGCGATAGCGGCAAGCTCGATCTGGACTATACGCTGGTCGGCGTGAGTGGTGGTATCGACTATCGATTTTCCGAACGCTTCGTGGCGGGCTTCGGTGTCGGATACGGGCGGGATCGCACAGATATTGGCGACAACGGCACAGAGAGCCGCGCCAATGCCTACAGCGCTGCGGTCTATGGCAGCTTCAAACCAATCGACAATTTCTTTATCGATGCGCTTGTCGGCGGCAGTATCCTGGATTTTGACTCCACCCGTTTTATCACGGCAGACAGCAGTTTGACCGACGGCAAACGTGATGGCCATCAATTGTTCGGATCGCTGACGGCTGCTTATGAATTTCGTCAAAAAGCATGGCTAGTCTCGCCTTATGGCCGGATGGAAATGTCTCGCTCCTGGCTAGAAGGTTATGCCGAAGAGGGTGGCAGTATTTACCGGCTGACCTATGGCGATCAGACCGTGGATACTGTCACGGGTGTGGTTGGTTTGCGAGCCAATTACGCCATCGACTACACATGGGGCCGTTTGACGCCGGGTGTGCGGGCAGAATACGCGCATGATTTTCAAGGGGCGAGCCGGGCCGCAATGGGCTACAGCGCACTCGGTGGGCTTCCTTATGCGCTCGACATCGAAGGCGAGAGCAGCGATAGCGGAAATGTCGGTCTGTCGCTTGATTTCAGTTTCGAAAATGCCTGGACCACCGGCGTAGAATATCAGACCGGCTTCGGCGGCTCTGGCGCGCGAAACCACGCGATTGCACTGCGGGTTGGTGCGAAGTTCTAGTTTTTTGCCAGCAGGCTAGCAACGGGTGCTGACAGATAGAAAGCGGGGCTTCGGCTCCGCTTTTTTATTGCTGTGCCCAATCGGGAGTGATGCCATTCGTACCCATGATGCCGTAAGTTCCCCCTGTATTGATAAACCAAACGCTGAAAATTGCGCACAGGATCAAGAATAAGGAGACTGAAACGGTGATCCGCGTTTTTCGAGTTCTGCGTCTCAATAGAAGATAAACGCCTGCGCCAACGGCAGCAGATGAAACATAGGCAGCAATCATAAACGGCCCTTTTGGAAAAAGGCGGAAGCCCAAGCACGGTGTTTGGTAGCCCGCTTTTTGTTCGTCCTGATAGATCAGCGCGGCGTATCACGAGAGTTCACACATCGCTAACCATAAGTGAAGTGGCCGCCAACTTTTCGCCGCATGGCAGTCGGTAAATGGCGCATCAAAATTCAACGGGAGACAAAACATGTCTATTGGACGGAAAATCGGTGCCATTGGCCTCACTGCTGGCTTGGCCGTTTCACTTACCTTTCTGCCGGCACTGACCGGCGGCACTTATACCGATGCAGCTTACGCCAAAGGAGACGGCGGCGGTAATGGCGGAGGCAACGGTGGCGGTAACGGTGGTGGCAATGGCGGTGGTCACGGCGGCGGCCATGGGGGAAGTAAGGGCGGTAATTCCAGCCACACCGGCAAGGCAGACTCGCATCGGTCACCTGCCAACAAGTCGAGCAGTCATAAATCGGGTTCAGTCACGAAGTCGAGCGTTACCAAGGCAAGTGTAACAAAGGACAAGAATACGCTTGGTCCTTTGAACGCAGCGCATGCATCGGCGACTGCGCGAGCCAACGCTGCTCCGAACTCAGCCGTTGGTAAGATCGCATCCTATGAGCAGGCAAGAGATAGCGCCTTGGCAATCAGCGATCCGATTGAACGGGAGCAGGCTCTGGACGAGGCGAAAGACCAACTGGAAACGGCATTCAACCGCACGATTTCAGAGAAAGAATTCTCTCAGATCGATAGCATGCTGGACGAATAAGACCAGCCTTGCTGTGGAAGGAAACCCCGCCATCGAGCGGGGTTTTTCATATTAAGGGATCGCAAGTTATTCAATCAGCTCTGGTAGGCCCAGTGCGTTAAACGCTTCCGCAACCGCTCGGTTTTGGCCGGGACGTTTTTTGCATAAAATTGGATGATGCTTGCCCTGTAGATTGCTGGCCTCAGTTCTGTATTTTTTTCTCCCAAATCGGCCCCATCCGCGACCTTGGCGCTTAAAATACAACCGCCTGTCACAATCAAAATACAACCCTAGGTAACGCGTAAGTGAGGTGCGTAGAGTCGATTTTCTCTGCTTCAACTCTACGCAAATGCACGCTGCTAAATGTGCGCAATCATCCTCATAGAGAGATTGCGCACTTGAGCGCGCAGCGCATCAAGTTGCGATTTTTTACTTTACGCACTTTACGCACTTGCGCGGCAAGAAAAATACAACCTGATTTGAGGATGGCGACAAGACGCCCCCGGTAAATGGTGTAACTGGAGGACCGCAAAGCGCGTTGCCCCACGCCAGGGTAACGTCTCGCTTTTTGCCTGTCCATTAACACGACATTTATTGAGGCATTCCACACTCCTCTTGCCGCCACCAACGGCATACCGCAATCAACACGAGGAGCTCACATGGCACGCAACCGCACGCGCGCGCCTTCATCTACAACCACCACACAGATCACACGCATCAACGGCGCCCGCGTCAAGATTACCACCAGCAATGGCCGCGTTACTACAAAACCAGCCTTGCCGCTCGAATGGGAATTACAGGCGGCACAAGTAGCCAGCCTGCGCCGCCTGCCACAGTACCAGCGCCATTTCCTGTTGGCCGGTGACATGAACGCCAGTAAGCGTGGGCCAAGGGCTCAGGCCCAGGCAATCGCAACGGGAATGACCAGCGGCGAACCTGACCTCCGCATCTATGGCGAATACGGTCGGTTGCTGCTGATCGAGAACAAGGTCGGGCAGGGAAGACTGTCTCCGGCCCAGAAAGACCGCCACGCTGCCCTACAGCGGCTGGGCTACACGGTTCTGGTCATTCGGGCCACCACAACGACAGAAGCCGCTGAGCGCGCCGTTACGGCGGTTCTGGGGTGGCTTGCACAAGAGAAGGGGAAAGCAGCATGAAGCAGAAACTGAAAGACAAATATTTCGCCGCAAATGACAACTGCCCGATCGACGAAGACCAGCATTCATCATCTCCATATGCACGAGACTTGGAACTAAGAGGCTGGCAGACGGCGGCAATTAAACGCCGGGAAGAATTCGAGTTCCATGCAGTCGACGGTGTGTACCTGTCGGATCTTCTGAATGAGGAGGCAGCTTGATGGGAAATGTGATCTATCTCGACCGTGCCGCACGGGCCAAACAGGAAGCCAAGGCGATGGCTACGCAGTTGCGACGCATCAAACAGCGCCAGTCCATTGGAGATCCTTCCGCTCCTGCGAATGATAACGAGGATTTCCCACTGCTGGCGGTTTTGCGCCGGGACAAGCTGCACGGCTACATCGAACTGGTTATGCAATATCGTCGGCTGGTCGCGATCGCCGAAGCGGAGCCCCTCAAAGGTCAGGACTATGGGTATGATGCTGGCCTGCACGCTGCTCAAGAAAGCAAACGCTTGAAAGGCACTGAAGAGGTTGAGGCTGCCGCGGCGCGGAACTGGGAAGGCGGAGTGAAGGGTGGAGATATCGAATATTCCGGCAAGCTTCGCAGAAGCAAGGGAGCTTATGCCCTTCCTGCCATGCGAAAGGTGAATGTCAAAGTTGACGCCTACTTCGAGAACGACGATGGCACGGTTCCAATACCCAAGACCGGTAAGACGCCGAGCCTGAGTTTGAAATTCACCGACGATCTCCTGCTGGAGAAAATTGATACAAGACCGATACTTGCCTATCTGCGGTCAAGGCTCGGGCCGCTCATCGAGCCATTCGAGGATGCGGTGCTTGGTGGGCAGACGCTAACCAAGATCGGGGAAAAGGAAGGCGCTAAGGGTGTCCAAGCCCCAGCTGTCGGACGGGCTCTGGTTCTGCGAGCGCTGTCAGCAGTGCAAGGAGCGATGGACGATCTGGAGCTTCACCCACTGGCGTATCGAAACATCTGGGAACTCGAAGACGCAGCTTAGCCACTTATAAGCCAATCCCCGCCAACTCCCCAATGAGGGGAAGACTACATCAAGGCCGCCATGCGCGGCCTTTCTCATTTCAGTGCGGTTACAAGAGCCGCCCCTGTCGGCATTGCCGGTGGGGTAACTATTCCAGCGCTGTCTCTCCTCCGGCTGCTGGTTCGGCGGGTTGAGCCTATTGCGGTAGGCTCCCCGCCGATTGTTTTGTCGGTTATCGACTAAATCTTGACCAGCCGTGACATTTCCATACCATGGTCCGATGGACTGGTTTGAGGTAGAGTCATGAGGAGATTGTTTGGGCTCGCAGTGATGGGCGCAATGGTTTGCTCACCGGCAATAGCTGCCAAAATATCAGAAACGATGCTTTCACCAGAAGAAGTGCACGCCGTCCAATCTGCCTTAATATCGAGGCTAGCTCTACCTCGGACTACTCGTTTTAAGAATATAAGGGCGGTGGGAGATAACCGGGACGCGCTCGTATGCGGTGAAATAGATGCAGATGCGTTCAAAGGCCTGATCTTCTTTTCAGCAATGATCTTATTCCGCAATCAAACGTCAGAACATCCAATCGTGGCGAGTATCAAAACGACTGATACTGCGGGTTCCTCCGAAATGAGGAGCTGCGGTCGGCTTAATCCTGACGAGTAATCAGCCTGCATCAAATCTCCGATGATGTCGAACTCCCCCGTACTAAGCGAACTGACTTGATTATGGTGAGGCGATTGTTATGGCTGACCGCCGCAGCACCGAAGCCGCTGCTTACCGCAAGCTTTACAAGACGGCACGCTGGCAACGCTTACGTGAGCGGCAACTGACCGCTCATCCGTTGTGCGCTTACTGCTTGCAGCAAGAGGACGTAACACCAGCGACGGTGTGTGACCATATGCGCCCCCATAAAGGGTGCGAAGAATTGTTCTTCGACCCCGACAACCTTCAAAGCCTCTGTGCTCCCTGCCACGACCGCATCAAGCGTCGTGAAGAGCTAGGCCAGGATGTTGTTCGGTTCGGGCCGGACGGGTGGCCGATAGCATAACCATGCAATTCTCGACCTCTTGCATGGTTCAGGCGGGTGAGCTTCGGCTCCCCGCCTCTTTCATATGAGGTCGGCAAGGAGTCGAAACCTTGGATCTATTTGGAAATTGCATCTCCGCCCCATTAGCGGACAACGATAACCGCCCTGATTATTCGAGGCTTGGTAGGTATGCAGAGTTTCTGGTTTGCGCTGATATCACCAAGAATGGATACCACGCTATTCATTCAGATACGTCTGGGTTCGACGTCCTTATGATAGCAGGCCACAAGACGTATCGAATTCAGGTTAAATCATCATCTATCATTAGGCGCCAACGCGCTGAATGGAGATGCAGGATATCCGTGGACCGACGCGGCGGCAACGCTAGCCGGAAGCGTGAGGTTGATCGGCGTGATGCCGATATACTGGCTCTCTTCCATAATGACTTGGAAACTATCGTTTATCTGCCGGTTTTGCCTGGGTGCGGGCATGTGAAGCTGCCTGTCAGGTATTTGAAGGAAGCAAAAACGATAGAAACCCTTCAGAGCGCCATATCAGTTATGGACGGAACGCCAGTTCACTATATCCCCGAAGGTATCCCGGCATAGACGGGGGGATCAAAAAGCGCCCAAGTCCGCAGTCACAGGACCAGCGGGGTCCCAAAGCGCACGCATCCGCAATTGAAAATATGACCCCATAAGGATTTCATTCCATGGCAAAGCCGAGAAATCCCCTCGGCAAGGCCAAAGTCGAGGGGCGAGACAAGAAAGACCCACAGCGCTTCAAAAATCGCGCAGACCCAGCTGCAAACGGCCCTCTTGGGGCTCCTCCCGTTTGGTTGAAGGACGGCGCCGATATCAAGGCGAAATCCGCCTGGAAACTGTTTGCGAAAGAGCTGCCGTGGCTGAATGAATCGCACCGCACGCTCGTCGGCATGGCCTCGACTATTCAGGGTCGCATTATGGCCGGGCAAGAGGTGGGCGTGCAGGCGATGAACCTGCTCCGCCAGATGCTTGGCCAGATGGGTGCGACGCCTGCAGACGCCTCGAAGGTGTCGGCGCCTGACGAGGGCGAAGAGAAGGATGATCTGCTTGACTGATATGCCTGCGCTTGAGCGTGTGAGCGCTTATGCGCAAGCTGTTATTGATGGCAAAGAAGTCGCTGGCCCACACGTTCGCAATGCCTGCCGCCGCCATTTCGATGACCTCGAACGTGGACATGGGCGCGGGCTGTACTGGGACGACGATGCTGCCGACCGAGTGTTTCGGTTCTTTGAAGGGCGGCTTAAGCTTTCTGAAGGCCAGTTCGAAGGCAAGCCATTCAAGCTACATGCCTCGCAGGCTTTCAAGCTGGGTTCGCTCTTCGGATGGAAACGCGCCGACGGTTCGCGCCGCTTTCGGCGCGCCTATATCGAGGAAGGCAAGGGCAACGGTAAATCGCCATTTGCTGGCGGTGTCGGCCTGTACGGCCTGATCGCTGACAAGGAAGCTGGCGCGCAGATCTATGCGGCGGCTGCCAAGAAAGAACAGGCGGGAATTCTCTTTCAGGACGCCGTCAAAATGGTGCGCGCAGCCCCGGCGCTAGTCGAGCGGCTGAAATTCAGCGGCGGCATCGGGCGGGAATTCAATATCGCGCATCATAAGTCGCAATCGTTCTTTCGCCCTATATCGAAGGATTCCGGCAAGTCCGGCTCCGGGCCGCGTCCGCACTTTGCGCTTTGCGACGAGGTGCACGAACATCCCGACCGCTCGACGATGGAAATGCTTGAGCGCGGCTTTAAGTTTCGTCGTCAGCCTCTGCTGTTGATGATTACGAACTCGGGCAGCGACCGAAACAGCATTTGCTGGGAAGAGCACGAGCATGCCGTCAAGGTGGCTGCGGGCACGCAGACGCCGGACGAGGATTTCGCCTATGTCGGCGAAGTGATCGACGACACGACGTTTTCCTACGTCTGCGCGCTGGACAAGGGCGACGATCCGCTTAAGGACGACGCCTGCTGGAAGAAAGCTAATCCGCTTCTCGGCGTTATTCTGACGCAGGAATATCTGTCCGGTGTGGTTGCTCAGGCAAAGCAAATGCCGGGCAAGCTGAACGGCATTCTTCGGCTGCACTTCTGCTGCTGGACCGATGCTGACAAGGCATGGATGCCACGCGAGACCGTCGAAAGCGTAATGGACGATTTCGATCCTGAAGTCGAACACGCTGACAAACCCGTTTTCATGGGCGTCGACCTGTCTGGCAGCAAGGATATGACTGTGCTTGCGTGCGTTGTTCCTACTGGCTTCAAGGAAATGGATCGGGAAGATGGATCGACGGTCAATCTGCCGACGTTTGATGCGTGGGTGGAGGCTTGGACGCCGGCTGACACGCTGGAGGCGCGAGAACAGGCTGACAAGGCACCGTATGCGCTTTGGGTAAAACAGGGTTGGTTGAATGCTCCGCCCGGTAAAAGAATTCGATATGACTTCGTAGCCACGCGCGTCCAGCAACTCGATCAAGCCTTCGATATTCAAGCCATCGCCTATGACCGCTACGCCTACGACAAGTTCCGCGAGGAAGTCGAAGCGCTCGGGTTGGATATTGAACACGTCGCACATCCGCAGGGGGGCAAGGTTCGGGCTCGGCCTGAGCCTGCAAAGGTAGAAGCGGCGAAAGCTGCAAACCTGCCACCGCCGCAAGGTCTGTGGATGCCGGGTTCTGTTCTGGCTCTCGAGGACATGATTATCGATGGTCGCATTCGCATGCGGCGCAATCCGGTGCTTATGACTGCCCTGATGGGCGCCACATTCGACCATGACCCACAAGACAATCGGTGGTTCGTCAAGACGAAGGCATCGGTGCGCATCGACGCGGCAGTTGCGCTGGCGATGGCGGTTGGTGTGGCGATGGACGGGGCGGTTACGCCGAAAGAGTCCGTCTACAAGAAACGCGGCATCCGAATGGCCGGCTAATCGGAACAAGGAATATCTATGGGAATTCTTGACCTGTTCCGGTCCAAACCGGAGGCAGCGCCTTCGGTCGCGCCGAAACGAGCGCCGCGAGCTGATTGGCAGTATTTCGACGGCTTGGATGATCCAAGGCTGGCCGCCTTTCTTGGCGGCGGTGCAGAAACCGCAAGCGGGATGGCGGTAACGCCGAAAGCTGCGTTGTTCAATACAACGGTTTTTCGCTGTGTCGACCTCATCTCGGGCAGTATTGGGATGCTGCCTTTCTACCTGATGCACAAGGACGGGAAGGGGCGACTTCACCCAGCCGATGATCATTCTCTGTTTGATGTTCTTCTTACGCAGCCGAATAACTGGCAGACGGCGTATGAATTCCGCCGACAGCTGCAGTCGCATGCACTGACCTACGGCAATGCTTACGCCCGTATTGTTCGAAGCGGTAGGCGCGTGGTTGCGTTGCAGCCTTTGCACCCGACCAATGTCACCGTCGAGCAGAAAGACGATCTGACCGTCATATACAAGGTCGTCGCGAAGGGCGGTCGATACGTCGAACTCCCCCAGTCGGAGGTTTTCCATCTCCGCGATATGACGGACGATGGCGTTATCGGTCTTTCACGCGTCCAGCAAGCAAAAGAGGCTATCGGTCTTGCCATGCAGACCGAGAAAGCCGCAGCTCGCCTGTTCAAGAATGGGACGATGGTTGGCGGCGCGCTCACGCACCCCGGCAAACTCGGTGATGACGAGTTTGAAAACCTCGACACCAGCCTCAAGGAAAAGTTCTCCGGTGCGGAGAACGCACATAAGTGGCTAATCCTCGAAGAGGGCATGAAGGCCGAACCGTTCTCGCAGACGGCAAGAGACAGCCAGCAGATTGAAACAAGAAATCATCAGATCGAGGAGGTTGCGCGCGCTTTTGGTGTGCCGCGGCCGCTTTTGATGATGGACGACACATCGTGGGGCAGCGGTATTGAAACCCTTGGCCAGTTTTTCGTTCGCTATGGCTTGGCACCGTGGTTCATCGCTTGGGAGCAGGCGGTTTCGCGATGCCTTCTGACCCGCGAAGAGCGTCGATCTTATCAGGCTGACTTCGACGAGCGCGAATTGCTGCGCGGTTCGATTAAGGATCAGGCCGAATTCCTCGCCAAAGCGCTGGGTTCTGGCGGTTCCCGACCATGGATGTCCCAAAATGAAGCCCGCGATTATGTCGGCTTGAGCCAGAGTGACGATCCAGACGCGGACAGCCTCAAAAATCCAATGACGCAGCCAGAAACTGGCCTCACTCCTTCAGGAACACGCAATGAGCCTTAACAGAACGCCGGTTGCTGCCGTTGCGCGACCGAAGTCTTATCAGTGGGATGTGCCTCTCTCCGCCTTAGAGCGGTGGGAGAGTGCTCCACAAGCGGCAGAAGCAGACGATCCGAACACGATTTCGATTTTTGACGTGATCGGGGAGGATTATTGGAGCGGTGGCGGGTTTACGGCCAAGCGAGCCGCCGCCGCGCTTCGATCTATCGGGAAAAACCCGGTTACCGTGAACGTGAATTCGCCAGGCGGCGACATGTTCGAAGGGCTGGCGATTTACAATCTACTCGCAAGCCATCCCGGCGAAGTCACTGTCAATGTGATGGGTTATGCGGCGTCTGCGGCATCAATCATCGCTATGGCCGGTGACAGAGTGGTCATGTCGACTGGCTCGATGATGATGATCCATCGAGCGTGGGGTCTCGCTATCGGCAATACGCACGATTTCGCTGATGCTGCGACGCTGTTCCAGTCCTTCGATAGTTCGATGGCCGATATCTACGCTGCCCGCACAGGGCTGGCGCAAGTCGAAGTACTTTCTCTGTTGGATGGCCCGTCAAAGGCGTCGGACGGCACTTGGCTTTCAGCTGACGAGGCCATCGAAAAGGGCTTTGCGGACGAGAAGGGCGCCGGAACTGCTAAGCCCGACGCAAAAGCCGAGCTTCCCGCACATATTGCAGCGATGCGCCGAATTGACCGGGCATTGGCTGCCGCTGGTGAGACGCGCCGTTCGCGTACTCAACTTCTTCATGAAATTCGAGGCGAGCGCGATGCCGCCGAGAACGCCACGCGCGACGCTGGCAAGACCAGAGCCAAAGACATGACCGGCATCAAGGCCGCTCTTGTCAGCACAACCAATATACTTTCCAAGGGATAACCAAATGGAACCCGATGAAATCAAGGCGCTCATTGAAGCGCAGGGCCGCGCATTTGAAGCGTTCAAGGCAGAACACAGCGCAGCTCTTAATGACGTAAAGAAGGGAACAGAAGATGTCGTTCGCACTGAAAAGGTCGAGCGCATCAATGCCACTGTAAGCGACCTTCAGGCGGCTCTCGATGAGCAGGCGCAGAAGCTCGCAGCTCTCCAGACGGCAGGTGCGTCCAAGCCTGGCGATGCCGTCAAGAATGCCGAATATACCAAGGCGTTTGACCGCTTCTTCCGTAAGGGCGATGAGGCAAGCATTGACGCATTTATTCAGGCCAATCCACAGGCCGCGATGAGCGTCGCCGTTCCAGAAGACGGCGGTTATACGGCTCCGACCGAATGGGACCGCACCATTACCGACAAGCTGAAGATCGTTTCTCCGATGCGCGGTATCGCTTCGGTCATTCAGATTTCTGGTAACGGCTTCTCCAAGCTCTACAATGACCGCGCTACGGCGTCTGGCTGGGTAGGCGAATCCGCTGCCCGTCCTGAAACCCCGGCTGCAAAGTTCGCCGAGGTGAAGTTCAACACCGGCGAAATCTACGCGAATCCTGCGGCAACGCAGCGCTTGCTGGATGATTCCGAAATCAATCTCGAAAACTGGCTCGCCGGTGAAGTCGAGACTGAGTTCGCATATCAGGAAGGCATCGCGTTCGTATCCGGCAATGGCACCGACAAGCCTAAAGGCTTGCTGACCTACACGACTGCGGCCTCGCATCCGTGGGGCGCAATCCCGACGGTGAATAGCGGTGACGTAGCTGGTCTTACGACCGATGGCCTCATTGATCTGGTTTACGACCTGCCAAGTGAGCGCACTCCGAATGCGCGGTTTACTATGAACCGCAAGACGCAGGGTGCCATCCGTAAACTGAAGGACGGTCAGGGCAACTACATCTGGCAGCCTATTCCCATGTTCATCTAACTATATGTAATCATTATGAAATCGCCCGAAATGCGGACGGTTTTTTGTGCTTATGTAATGCGCGATACAGGTCAATAAAATCAAGGTGTTATCGGATAATGCCGATTAGTGCCGGACACTTGGTTGCGCAAAAATTACGCAAGAAAGGAACATCATGGAACAGGAAAAGGAGGCGGCTGACCTGCTTTATGGCGTCGACCCAATAGCCGAGTTTCTCGGTATTTCTACAAAACAGGCCCGTCATAGAATTCGAGAAGGGCGCATCCCCATTTTTCGTATTGGTGGCACGATCTGCTCAAGAAAGACGACGCTCACAAGATGGCTCGCGGACATGGAAGCCAGCGCCCGAACGGCAGGAAGCGTCGGGAAGTGAAATGAAGCGCAAGCACGACGTAGCATCATGGCGGCAGCAACAATTGGTCAGGCTGGCCTTACGCCATTCTGAGACAACCAAGGCTGACTGCGCCGTCCTTGCTGAGATCGTGCAGCGGTATCACGGTGAATACGGCAACGGCTGGGCCAGCTACGAAATGCTCATTGAAGAGGCGGGCGTTACAAGAGCGACCGTGAAGCGTGCTCGCCGCAAGCTTGAGCGGCTCGGTTTCATTACCGTCCTTGTTACGGGGCGCAAAGGACGTTCAACGGTTTACCTGCCGAATTTCGATCTAGTTCCCGAAAAAGGGATCAAGCCTGACCCCATATCAAAAGGGGTCAAGGATGAGCCCGTAAAAGACAGTTTAGGGATCAAGCTTGACCCCGAAAACGACCTATTAGGGGTCAAGGATGACCCCCCCTCCTACTTACAGTTACCGGTTTACAAAACCGGTATACTGGAAAGTAATATTGACCCTGCTGCGCCGCCCATGGCTGGCCTTCCGGCCGCCAGTGCGAGCGCGCATGGGGAAGGGAAATTCGACCAGCTATATAAAGCGTATGGCCACAGGCGGGGCAGGGCGGACGCTCGGAAGGCATACGAAGCCCTTGCGCCGACCGACGAGGCACATGCTGACATGTTGGCGGCTGCTGCTGCATGGCGTGAGGCATGGGCGAGGCAGGGTAATCCAGATGCACCCCGCTTCACGCTCGCGAAATGGCTGGAGCGTGAATGCTACCACGAAGATCCACCGACCGGCTTCGCTACCACACAACGAAGGCAGCGAGCGGGTGCTGATGGCGGCAATACCCTTATCAGCTATCGAAGAGATGCACACGGCATTACCGTCTTGCGGCAAGGTGGCGACGCAGAGAAAATTCTTGATCCGGCACGAATAGAGGCGGTGATCCGCGAGGCGGAAGAACGAGGGATCGAAAGCGACAACGGAACCTTCGTCATGGTGAAGCGGTGAAGTCATCACCGCGCAACCTCAATTTCTAACACAATCGTCCGCTTGCCGCGTCTGGCAGTAGCGCAGACTTGATCCCCCGCCCGGTTTTTTCTCTCCTCGTGTGCCGGGCGGGCGCGGTTTCTCGGTCTTCGCCTAACGGTAGGGCAGCGCACTTTGAATGCGCCGGTACTGGTTCGATCCCAGTAGGCCGAACCATTTTCAACAACAGGGAGATTAGAGTGGCATAGTGAAAAATTGATAGCGGCCAGACGGCCGTTTCAACGGCTTTTCGGGGCTGCAGGCAGAAGGAAGGGACGCTTCGGCGTCCTTTTTCTTTGCCTCTTAAAAAGCAACGGCGCACCGACGCCAAATCAAGGATTAAAATGAAAACGTATGGACTTACTGCGGTCGCTACCGCGGCGGGCGTCGGTGAAACGACTCTGCGCGGCTGGTTCGACCGTGGACTTTTACCAATCGGCAGCGGGGGCCGTGATGCAGACGGGCGGTCCAATCCGCGGGAAATTCCGTTTGAAACCGCATTACAAGCCGCAATCGGAGCCGAACTAATTAAACTTGGCTTTACCGCTGGAAGGGCTTGCAGATTGGCGCTTTCTTTCTCGGATAGCGGGAATGAAAGGCGCCTCCCGGGGCAACTATTCGCCAATGATGTAACCATGCTGATGGCTACACCAGAGCGTGAAGCTGCACACATTGTGCCTGCCAGTTGCGCATTCGAATCCCTCGTCAACGAAGGTTCGGAATTCTCTAGTTCGGCCTTTGTCAACGTAAACCGAATTTATCGCGACGTTGCTGGTCGTCTACGTCATCCCATCCCTCCACAAGCAATGATTTAACAGGAAAACAAAATATGGATTTTACCGAAATTCAGGCCCTTATCGAAGATCAGGGTCGAGCATTCGAGGCATTCAAAGCAGATCATAACGCAGCCCTCGACGAGCAGGCGCAGCGTATTGCTGCCCTTCAGACGGCTGGTGCGCATCGACCGGGCGCAATCGATAAGCCTAATCTTGCGCAAAGTGCAGATTTCAAGGCGATGCGTGATTTCATGCGTGGCGCGCGCGCAGAAATGACAGGTTCGAACGGCCCCGATGGCGGCTATACGGTACCGAAAGAGGTCGATAGCACCATCAATGATCAACTCGTCTCGATCAGCCCAATGCGTTCCATCGCGCGGATCGTCCAGACTTCTACCCGAGATTATCATACCCTGATCGGCACACGTGGCACGACCACTGGTTGGGTTGGCGAAGAGGGTGAGCGCACCGAAACCGACACGCCGAACCTTGCAGACATTGTGCCACCTTCAGGTGAAGTTTTCGCTTATCCTTTTGCGACGAATTGGCTTCTCGATGATGCCGCCTTCGAGCTCGACGCTTGGTTGCGTGACAACGTCACTACCGAAATCGCACTCCAGGAAGGGCAGGCGTTCATTTCGGGAGACGGCGTCAATAAGCCGAGGGGTTTGCTCACTTATACCGCTGCTTCGCCTCATCCGCTGGGCACTATTGGCGAAGTGGAAACCGGCGCTGCCGCTGACATCACGCCAGACGGCTTGATTGACGTGGTTTACAACTTGGCGGCCCCGTATCGCCAAGGCGCTGCGTTCCTAATGAATAGCGCGACAGCTGGCAAAGTCAGGAAAATGAAGCTAGCAGATGGCACGTACATCTGGCAGCCAAGCCTGATCGTTGGGCAGCCGGCAACGATCCTAGGTTATCCCGTCGTGATTGATGAATCCATGCCTGACGTTGCAGCCGACGCGACGCCGATCTCATTCGGCAATTTCAAGCGCGGTTACCTCATCACCGATCGAACCGGTATCAGCGTCGTGCGAGACAATGTCACCAAGCCGGGGTGGACCAAGTTCTACTTTGCTAAGCGGGTTGGCGGCTGCATTGCGGACATCAAGGCATTGCGTCTGCTGCGCGTAAAGCAATCTGGCTAAGCGATAATCTAAGAGGCTGGGAAACCAGCCTCTTTTCGTCTGTGTGTAAATCAGGAGTTTCAATGATCAAGATCACTTCGATGACAGCCCGTCGGTTAAAACCAACCAAGGCGGGAAGCGTCGGTCATGCTGTCTTCAGCTTTGTTACAGACGATTTCGGACTGAATGGCTGCATCCTCGCAAGAGCAATTAACGGAGAATGGAAGGTCTGGGCACCTACCATCGATGTTAATGCGGCACGGAAACAGCGAGAGCAGACCGAACGCGTGTTTTTCCGTAGAAGCGGTACGCTGTATCCCGCGGTCGTCAACGCAGCAGTGGACGCATACACAGCCCTCTTTGGCGATCCCGAAGGTGTGGTAGATGGCAATCGGTAGAGTTATCACCTTTCTTAAGGGCTATGGCTTCATCAAAGCGGAGCCGATTAATGTTTTCTTCCATCGCGCTGCCGTCGATGGCGATGTGCCAAAGGCTGGCGATATGGTTCGCTACGATGCCATGCCAAGTGGCAGGAGTAGCCCTAAGGCGACCAGCGTTCGCGTCATCGACCCGGACGTCTTGGCCGAAGCTGAGCGGGTATTCGGATCGGCATGAGTAGAGGTGAAAGCGCAGCTTGGCAGCACCTCTATAAGCGGTCGCGATGGCTCAAGATGCGTGAGCGACATCTGATGCAGTCGCCCTTGTGCGTTTATTGCCTTGAGGTTGGCAACGTGGAGCCTGCCACGATTTGTGATCATCGCACCCCGCATCGAGGGAGCGAGGATCTCTTCTGGGACGCTGACAATCTCATGTCCCTTTGCAAGCCCTGTCATGATCGGATCAAGCAGCGCGAAGAACGCGGAGAGAAGATCATTCGATTTGGCGCGGACGGATACCCCATCGAGTGACCACCCACCCATAAGGGGGGGGGAATCGAAGTCTGGAAGCCGCTCGCTCTAGGAGCGGCCCGGACCCATCGCACACACTCGCGTTGCCCCGGTTCAAATAAAAAAATGGAGGCTGAATGCCGAAAAACCCCACTGATGCGGCACTTAAGCCGCCCAAACATTTACGAAAACCAACGCAAACTTGGTTCAAATCGGTAACGGAAGAGTTCGATTTGGAGCCGCACCATATCAAATTACTCACTCTTGCAGCCGAGGCATGGGACCGAGCCGTCGCGGCCCGCGAAGTCATCGACGCGCAAGGGCTGACGTATCTTGATCGTTTCGACCAGCCGAAAGCCCGGCCGGAGGTTGGAATTGAACGAGATTCCCGCATCGGTTTTGCTCGCCTCATTCGCGAGCTTGCCCTTGACGGTGTGGAATCGCCGGAAACGCCTCGCGCGCCGCGCACGGCAGACTACGGGAACCGGCGCTAATGCCGGTTCGAAGAAAGGCAGATCGACGTCGGCAATCGTTCTCCTGCGACATCTGGAAAGAGTATCTCGAAAGCGGAATCGATATGTTCAGTGACCTTCACCATGCCGGCGTCACCATCGACCACAAACCTCCACCGCGCGAACTCGTTGAACAGGCGTGGCGCGCGCTGGGCTCCCAGATCGTCGCCGCACATGGCACTGACTGCTGGGGCGTCCGTGAGTTTGGGCTGCCCTGATGCCAGTTCGGAAAAGACATAATCGGCGATCTGACCGAATGGATTTCGAGATCACGCCTGAAATTCGCGCCGCGTTTGAGGCCTATATCGCAAGCGAACCCGTCGAGGGTGGCGGTTGGCGTGAGCATTGGCGTTTGCACGATCTACTGCATGAGGCGGGCGTCTTGAGGCTGCCATATTGCCCGCCGTGCTGCTTCCATCCACAGGATCACGGAACCAGATGGCAATACATGCCCCATGCTGTGGCTATCTACCGCCATCTTTCACAATAACGCCCGCCATTGAGCGGGCTTTTTCCTTGTAGGAACAGGCACATGGAAGACCTCTCTAAATTGGTCGACGACATGACCGACCGAATAAAAGAGATTCAGCGATCACCGCAATCTGCGCACGGTCTTGACCACCGCACACTCGTCAATCTCCAAAACAACGCCAGACGTAATGCCCCAAAAAACAGGACTATTGATATGACAGAAGTTCCATTTTCTCAGGTCACGCAGCCTTTCGGCGATGCCGATTATGTATTTGCTTTATCGTGGGCAGGTGCCCAAGAATGGGAAGACAAGACTGGGCGCAGCCTTTTTCAAACCTTCAACGCCATGGTCACCCACCAAGACGGTCTTGTGTCTGACGTTCGCGAGATTATCCGTATCGCGTTGATTGGTGGCGGCCTTGCTCCTACTGAAGCGCTCAAATTGGTACGGCGATATGTTGAAAATCGACCGTTGACCGAAAGCCTACCGATCGCACTGACAGCAGTTGAGGCGTTTCTGTTTGGGACAGACGGTGAGAAGCCAGAAGAGCCAGCCTCCGATGAGTAAGGCGTGGCACGCATCGGCGGCGTTTAAAAAAAGGCTGGCGAAGCTGCCCGCATCTGTTCTCAAAAAGACCAATGAGGCCATCAAGAAGAACGCCGAGGAATGGGTCGATTGGGCGCAGAAAATGGCACCCGAAGATCCCAAAGACGGTGTCCATCTCAAACCTTCTATTCGCCATTACGAGACTGAAACGGGCGGTCAGGTAGTCCGGGCAGGCGGTGAAGCAACGACCGTCGATGGCTATGATTATGCCCTTGGCGTCGAGTTCGGAACCGCGCCTCACATCGCAGGCGGTCAATTCGAAGGTGCGCATCACCCGGGTACGTCAGGGCAGCCGTTCTTTTGGCCCTCATATCGAATGTTGCGCAAGCGGATGTCTAGCCGCCGTAGTCGCGCAATGAATTCCTCAATCAAGGATTTCAACAATGGCAAATGAACCCGCCCTATACGCCCGCATGGAGATGCGAGTTAAAGACGCAGAAAAACAACTTGCTAAGTTCAGCCAGCGCCTTGATGGCGAAGCCGCCGGGATGGAAAGGCGCTGGGGTAAAGCGACGAAGAATATGGATAACACCATGTCTCGTGGGTTGGCCAAAATGGAGGGATACCTCTCGAATTTCGGGAAAGGACTCTGGGCGGGTATCGCTGCCGGTGGCTTCGCTGGGATCACCGTAGCAATCCAGAATGTCGCCAAGTCGTTCGCCGACCTTGGACGAGAAGCCAAAATGGCGGGTGTTGATGTCGAGGACTTCCAGCGCTGGCGTTACGTGGCCGACCAGAACCGGATCGGCATTGACGCCCTGACCGACGGTTTCAAAGAACTTTCGTTACGTGCCAGCGAATACGTTACGACCGCTGGCAAGTCTGGCAGCGCAGCCGATGCGTTCAGACAGTTGGGGCTTTCTCCGCAGGAAGTTCAGGAACGGATAAAAGATCCGTCGAAGTTCATGCTGGAGCTCATCGACCGAGTGCAGCGCCTGAAAAATACGGCGAAGGGCATTCAGATCTTCGACGAGCTGTTCGGCGGTCAAGGCGGGGAACAGTTCGTTCAGCTCATTGAGCAAGGCCGGGAAGGCATTGCCGCCACGCTCAAGGAAGCCGATGCGATGGGCGTGGTCTTTGATAAGGAATGGATCGAGAAATCCGCGGAGATCGATCGGTCGTTCAATCGGCTGGCCACCACCATGGGCACGGCCGTGAAGGGCGCTATTGTTGAGGCTGCGACGGCGCTCGAAGGGTTTATTTCGTCTTGGCGGGATTTGGAAAATAAGTCTCTCTCTGGCATCAATGCCGAGCTCGACACCCTCGCAAAGCGAAAGGCTCAATTGCAGGCGCAGTCCGGCAGTACAGAAGACACCGTCCTTGGCTGGATCGGCAAGGATGCTGCCACTGAGTTGAAGGCAGTCGACGACCAGATGTCACGGCTTCAGGCGCGTAAAGACGAGCTGACGGCAACGAAGCTCGACACCATCGTTATTGAGCCAGCCTACAAGCCAATAGCTGCTCCGACTACTGGCAAGTCCGATGCTGAAAAGGCCCGTGAGAAGGCGGCGAAGCAGGCAGAGCGCGAGCGCAAGGCGGTCACGGATTTAATCAAGGAACTTGAATTCGAAGCCTCACTGGTAGGCAAAACCGCAGTCGAAAAAGAGAAGATGATCGCGCTTCGCCACGCGGGGGCGGCGGCCACAGAAGCCGAAAAGCAGAAAATCGAATCTCTCGTCGAAAGCACCTATCGCGCAAATGAAGCGCACGATCGCCAAAAGGAAGCCCTACAAGAGTTAAATGACGCCGGGCGAGACTTCGCCGGTACGCTTGCCGATGGCTTGCTAGAGGGCGCCAAAGCGTCCGACGTACTGTCCAGCGCGCTCAAAGGTTTGGCTGACCGCTTTCTAAATTCTGGCCTTGATGCATTATTTGGTGGCGGTGGAGGTATCGGCGGTATCTTCGGCAGTGTGTTCGGCGGAGGGAAACCCGATCCGTGGGCTGGTCTGCGCGGCTTTGACAGCGGCGGTTACACTGGGCCGGGTGGCGTCAAGCAGCCAGCAGGCGTGGTACACAAAGGCGAGGTAGTCTGGTCACAAAATGACGTTCGGCGGGCAGGCGGTGTCGTCACAGTCGAGGCCATGCGGCGCGGCCTTGCTGGTTACGAGCGGGGCGGGGCGGTGAGTATGCCTTCACTATCGGCACCGCGTATGCCGGATCTCTCACGTATTACGAACAATAACAATAACACGATGAACAGCGCTCCGGTGATCAACGTGACGGTCAATGGTGCGAGCGGTGATGATCATGTCCGCAAACTTGTGAAAGAAGGCGTCACACAAGGTTTGAGGGGTTACGAAAAAGGCAGCGTGTTCCGGACCGCTCGCGATCTAAGACAGGTCAATATGAGAGGGCTGGCGAAGTGATGCGGTGGGAGGCAGCATAATGGGATCGGCAGATTTGGAATTGCAGGGGGCGATTATCGCCCGCCTGCGGTCATATGCGCCCCTGACCGCGATGATAGGCCAGAACACTTTCGACAATCCAGCTACTGAAGCCAACCTGCCTTATGTGACTTATGGCGAAGCCGACATTAGGCGAGCAGACGTGACATGCCAGCGAGCGCAGGAAATCTATGTGACCCTTCATGCCTGGTCTGACCCTAACTACGGCACAGGATTCGCGCAGGTGAAGCAGATAGCGGACGCTGTGAGCGAGGCATTGCACGAATATCCGGCCGTTCTACCGACCAACCGGCTCATTTCCCTTGAGCACCGGCAAACGCGCATCATTCGCGAAAAGGATGGCGTAACTGGCCATGGCATCATCGAATTCGTGGCCTTCGTAGAGCCGTTTGAATGAGTGCAGATGCGAAGGTTGAACGGGCCTGAGCGCCGGTCGTGGGGCGTCTCTGCCGGGATTCCTGTGCACATCCCCTAGCATCCGGGCGGCGCGGGTTGCGCAAGCGGTCCCTTCCAATCAATCTACCTTGGGGCGAGACAGGGAGATAAATGCAACCTAACTCACCAAAGCGAGATCACCATGAATACCATTCCTTATACCGCGTCTCTTTCCTGCGGCACCTGCGGCACAAAGGGCGTTCGAATTGACGACGATGCGGACGAAAACTCCATCGTTAGATGTAAGAATCCCGGCTGCGACACAACTTTCGGCACTTGGGGAGATGTCCGAAAAATGGTTCGCGAGAAAACGGCGAAGAAAGCCAAAAATGACATCGTTGCAGCGCTGAGAAAATCCCTGCGAAAGAAATGAAGTGGGGCGCCCTTCGGGGCGCTTTACTTATCTCGGCTCCCTGTCTTGACGTAGAACACTTTCCGCCACTGATAAGGCCCACCTCAAGTAGGCACGTAATTCAGGTGAATGGTTAAAGAAAATAAGAATATGTCGCGAATGAGCGGCCAGTAAATTTAATGCATTTCTAGCAAATTCCGACGCAGCATCATTGTAAAAGGACATCGTAGCCGAAGCCAGTCCCAAAATGCTAGAAAGGTTAGGATCTGATCCCACTGAATAACGAACTAGCGAATGAAATATATTCCTCAGCGTGATATACGCGCTGTACGCCTGTTTTGTACTACGCCAGCCAATTTCATGCATTTGCTCTTGCAAAACACCGGCGTAATGACGGGACGTGTCATCTATTAGATTGTTCCCTCCCGATATTGCGGCAAGGAGTGCGTCTCCGCTCTCAGCAATCTCTTGCAACTCCTCGGTATTCAATCGGCTCTGGTCCGAATCCAAAATCAATTCTCTGGATTGGCGTATGCCCATCGCCAGAGCGGAATGGAGACTGCAAACATGCTCTAGGATCGCTGCTGTAGCAGGCTCAAGTGGATTCGATATTGTACGTTCTGCGTTTTGCTCTCGATATGCCCGTTCGTACGAGAGAATCGCTGATCCAGAAATCCACAGTCCAATGGCATCTAGATCCGCATAAGAAGACGAGATAACTTCTGCATATGATTTTAGTGCCCGGTGCAACGAAGGAAATGCATTCCCCTCCTTGCCAACCTGATGTAGCAGGTCATCGACAGATACACGTAGATGGGCCAATACTGACGACTGCGCCGATGCTGCGTCATTGTCTGGTGAAACTTTCTCCCATTTAAGTTTGCCGTGCGATAGCAAAAAAATTGGCCCACCCACAATATCTGGGATTGGGGGCGGGACGATCTCAATTCGAGTCTCGACCTTCGTTTTTGGCACATCTACTCGCATCGCAACATTCGGCGAATAGGAGGCTTCAACTTCGGCAATCGCATCTTCAAGAATATTGCGCTGGCGGACTGCCACAGACTGTGATGCATTCGCCGTGACAAGCTTCTGTTCGATCGTCGCGCGGGCCTTCGCGTAAACGCGCTGGCGCAATTCAGGCGATTTGTCCGCCTGAGCGTCAATCGTCTTTTTTATTACACCTACAAAATCGGCCATTTCTTCGCCTGTGAACCGAATACTATTAACAACCGATCACAAGGATCACTTTGATTTGTAACACTGTAACTCTATCCGATTACGGAACTCGGCAATCGCCCGTTCACGAATTGACTTGGTGGAATAGGAAGGTTGTTCATATGCCCAAGTTATGATCTGGCGCGTGACCGACGCGCCGTCTTTCACATCGGCAACCTTCATGACTTCATTCATGGGTGTTTCAGACTGCCGCAAATCCATGATCTTGACGGCAAGATCGCCCCACCGCTTGCACATCTCGTCTTTGGACGCCTCAGCAGCCTGTGCGTAGCTGGTCAATAGCAGGACAGGTAAAAGGATTGCGTACTTCATATTATCTCCGAGGCTAAAAATTCTACGTATCAGCTTGCAGGGTTTCAATTGCGAGAACCAACTGCCGTCCGTATTGTTGGGAAGCTTCAATCACACTTTTCTTGGTGATCGCAAAGATGAAATAAAGAGCATGTATAGCGGCAACGAAGAATACAGAGCCATACTGCCACAACGCACTATCGGGATCCCGATAGAGAAACCACCAACCGGCGAACACGACCAGTGCGTTAAGCGCAATACCTGCCCATTTCAGGCCATATAGGTTGCGACGATAGCCGTATATAACGTTTTCTTCGAACAACACTTTGAACTTTGTCTTGTCCCTAGTTCTTTCGCGCAGCCAATTTCCCGCGCGTACATAGTATCGGTCGGCTTTTGCTGGATCATCGATTTCTTCTTCTTTCGTGGGTGCATTCCCAATTTTTTTGCTAAGGTAAGCGTAATAATCCGCTTTTGAATCTTCATCGATTATTGAGTCCGAATGGCGTAAAACCATCGGAAATGGACGCCCGCCGCTTGATGCGAAAAGTCTCCGCTCGGTCCTTCTTCCAGACCGCCGTGCCAAATCAGAAAATCCGAAGAACAACACCGCTACTGCAGCCGTGGTCAGCACTTGAGGCATGCCGAACGATTGCCATGAGGACACCACTAGCACAAATCCAAGCGCCAGTGCTGGCGCAACTGCAAGGATCGCTGGAAACAGGCGCGCGCGAAGTATGTAACTATCAAAGCCGAACACGACGTTATTCCTCGTAATTCGATTCGAAGGGCGCAGGATGGACGCCGACCATACCTTGACGGTTTGGGATTTCGTCGAAGTGACATATCCAGTTTTCTCGGTTGGAAATTACGCCGTATCCGCGCCGCAAAAACGCGTTCTGAACGCGGCGCCTCGGATATTCGGGCTTACCCGATCCAACCGAACAGAAGGCTGTCCCACGTTCAGATCCTTCTGGTAAAGGTTCGCCGAGCCAACGATTTAGCACCGACGGGGTGACATTTCGGCGGCTTCCATGGTGAGGAACTTGTACAAAGGTGGGCGGCGCTAGAAGGCCGAAATAGGCAGCCACGTCCGCCGCTTCGTTCAATCCGACCGGTCCAACGTCGGCTGTAAAAAGCGCCGTTCGTTCCCCAAAACGAGCGAGCTGAACAACGCTCGATTCATTGGCGGCTGTGCAGGGCGGTGGATTCTCGGCTAGCTGCTCATTATCCCAAGTCTCGAAATAAGCAACCAGCGCTTTTGCGGCTTCAACGATCGCGCCTAGTATTCCGCCTTTTATCGGTCTTGCGTAACTCGCTGGCGTTCTACTGAACTCAGGGATCAGACTTAAATATCGCTCTCGTGTCGGAGCTAGGACGGTAAAAGGACCGATTTGTGAACCAGCAAATACGTCGTGAATCGGGATGCCTTTCGCGATGGCAATATCTTCCAGTTCCGCAAGCAGTGGGTAGGCATCACGGATAGTTTTTCGCAATCCATCAATTGTATAGTTGCCGTGGAAAGAATCTAGGATTTCTGCAGCATAAAGCCAGGGACGGTTCATCCAAAGCCCGCCGACATCGAAGTGTTCAACTACGGAAATCAGCCCGGTTACGTGGTCGTTGTCCGCATGAGACAGCACAACATTATCGATAAATCCGGGGGCCCCGTAGTATTTAGCGATGTGATCGATGATAGTCTTTCCTGTATCGACATAACCGCCGTCAATCACATGAATTCTATATCCGCTGAAAGCGTCACCGTAACGAACGCAAATCGCGTCGCCGTTGCTGTTTCCTACTGGCAGAAAATCGATCTCATATGCCATTAAAGCCCCCATACATATCCCCACGATATGTATGCCTTGGCAGGCTCTAACAGTCCATATCAAAACACAGTGATTCTTGCCGCCAAGCCGGTTCCAGAAAAGCACAGGCAAGCCATGCCCCGGAAGGGGAGACTTTAACTTGAATTTTACGATGATTTGCTTATGGTGTCCGTGGGCGTCAGAACCCGGACCAGTGATAGGCGAGCACCGATTGGCGTCGAGTGCAGCCGATAGAGCGTGAGACCTTTGGCGAGGTCAAAAGCGCTGTTGACGTGCGACTTGGCGGTTGCACGAACCCGACCAATATAGGCCGGGGGAGTGCGCTATGTCCAGATCGAAAGATTAAAATCGTACTGCTTGTCTCACTGGCAAGTTCTGAACCCCCGGCCGCCGGTCTGCCACCGGCATTCGAACCCGATCCCGTCAGAAGGTGAAAGGTTCCCCGCCGTCAGAAGCGGGTTCACCAGTGAGCTAAAACATGATTCACCCAGATATTGCGCCTGCCATGAGTGCGGGCATTTTCCTACAATTCGTCCGGCGAAGCATCGCCGACGAGATTGAGCGATTGATTTCCATCCTAGATCAGATCGACGGCGACGCCGATCTGGAACCGTCATTGGGCGAATACAGCCCCTTCGGCGTGGATGTTGAATGCGACAAGAGCGACTTCGAGCCGGATGAAGAGGGCGGCTATGAAGAAGAGCCGTACGACGGCTTTGCCCGCGAGTATTGGGAGGCGCGGGCATGAGCAGCGTCCACAAAGACAGCAATAGGATTGTGATAGACGGCTACAACAGCCTGACAGCGGCTATATTCAGCGAAGATCGAATTTGTATCGAGGTCGATGACGAATCGGCTGGTGATACAGAAACGGGCTTTGGTGCGACAGCCCGCATTTATCTTTCGCCAGACGAAGCCATTGAACTTGGTTCTTGGTTGATTCAGGCGGGGACGACTGCCGGTAAAGGCGGTGCAGCATGACCGACCTTTGCCAACTGGAAGGCGCGCTTCATGATATTCGCCGGTCTAACCAGATCATGGAAGTGCTGATCGAAAGCGTCTCACGCAATGTTAAGGCGCTGATGTCGGTGGCCAATCTTCCAGCCGGGATTACGGCTGACGATAGACTGCTCGAATTTGAGATCAATCGCCAGCGCGGGCATTGTGCCGACGCTGAAACGATCCTCGCAGGAATGCAGAAGCGTGAACCCGAAACCGCGCCGAATGTGTTCCTTCTCAATTTGAAGCGCGCCGACCTACATGACGGCACCGAGATTATTCTCGCCGGGAAGCCGCATACCATTTCGCGCTCCTTGATGGGCCCCGATTGGTGGGATTGTCGTCAGGGCGGCGAACTCATGGCGTCATTCCCCGCCAGACACCTACTGAAACATGCATGGGTACAGGGTGCTAAGCGCCACTGATCGGGCAGTAGTTGCCGTTGCTATCCTGATCGGCGCCGTTCTCGCCGGTCAGGGATTCACCGGAACAGAACTCATCATTTTACCTTGAAGGAGAGAACATGACACACGAGAGAGAAGACGCTGACCTGCTTTATGGTGCTGCCGCTATTGCATCATTTCTCGGCATTCCGAAGCGTGCCGCGCAGCATCAAGTGAAGATCGGGCGCATCCCAACATTCCGTCTCGGCGCGAATATCTGCGCCACAAAGACCTCATTGCGCACGTGGCTAACTAAAAAGGAAGCAGAAATGCGGGGAGGTGTTAGCCATGAATAATGAAGATAAAGCCGACCTTTTGTATGGGGGCCCTGAGATTGCCGCCTTCATGGGGCGCACGCAAAATACAATATATTACCTGACCCGCCGTGCCGATTGGCCGGGGTTCAAGATCGGTGGAAAAGTCTGCGCTCGTCGTTCGACAATCAATCAATGGCTTGCGGACATGGAAGCAAAGGCGAGGGAGGCGCGGAAATAATGGCAAGTCTGGCTAAACGGGCAAACGGCAAGTTTGAGGTCCGCTATCTTGACCCGGTGACGGGCAAACACAAATCAAAGTCCTTTGTCGCAAAGAAGTCGGCTCAGGCATTCAAGAGAGAAATAGAAATCGAACTTGAAAGCGGCGTAAAGCAGGTCGTGCACGTCGGCATGACGGTGAAGCAGCTTTGCGATTTATATATCAAGTTTCAGGAAGAGCGACGCCGTGATGGCCGCATTGGTCAGGGCCATTACGATCAAACCAAAAGCCATATTGATGTGTCCATCATTCCTAACCTTGGCCATATGAAGCTTGCGGATGTATCGCTTCTGACAGTCGCTGACCTTTATTCCACCTTGTGCACAGAAGGTGGGCTGTCTGCTCCTACGGCTAAAGGGCGAATTGCCCGTCTTGTTAGCATATTCATCTTCGCTGTGAAGCGCGGCTATATGAAGGATAATCCGGCGCAAAAAGCCATGGCGGAACTTCGAGGTGTCAAAGCCAGGCCAGTGAGATCATTTGGTGAGGAACAGATTAAGAAGGTCCTTGAGGCTGCGAACACACGGGCGCCCGGGTCGCGACATCGAGGCGCCGCATTACTTCAATGTATGGTCAACCTTGCTGCGTTCTGCGGTTTGCGTCGAGGAGAGATTTTCGCCCTGCAACTTGAGGCAATAGATTACCATCGAAAAATCATCAGAATTCGTCATAACCTGACTCGGTGGGATGAATTAAAGGGGCCGAAAACTAAGGCAGGAAATCGTGATGTGCCGTTGCCGGATCATATTGCCACCATGTTGCAGAGATGGGTTAATACCTACTACATTGAAGACGACCGAAATTTGCTATTTCGCAGCCCGACGGGAAAGATGATTAGCGGTCGTACTTTTATAGTGCACTATTGGCAACCGCTACTAAAGCGGGCTGGCGTCAAGGACGATGGCAGAAATTTTCACTTCCACGCGCTTCGACACTTTGCAGCAAGTTGGATGATTGCCAACCATCTCCCGTTGACTGAGGTTGCGCAGCTACTTGGGCACGAGCATTTCGATACCACGTTACAAGTTTACGCCCATCCGATCATGGATGAAAATCATAGACATGCAGCGTTTAATGCGATGGCCACAAGAATGATTGCCGGATAAAAATTTGCGCCACGGTTGCGCAACGATACCTAAGTCATTGAAATATAGGCTGCCGAATTACATCTGGCAGCCCGGTCTGGTTTCTGGCCAGCCTGCAACAATTCTTGGCTTCCCGGTCAGCGAGCTTGCTGCAATGCCCGACATCGCCGCTGACGCCATCCCGGTTGTCTTCGGTGACTTCCAGCGCGGTTATCTCGTGGTTGACCGCACGGGTATTCGCATCCTTCGCGATCCGTACACCAACAAGCCTTTCGTGCAGTTCTACACCACGAAGCGCGTTGGCGGCGGCGTGACCGATCCGACGGCCCTGCGTTACCACAAGATCGCAGCTGCTTAACAATACAAGGGTGCCTTCGGGCGCCCTTCTTACAGGAGGCGCTGATGGAAGTGCGGGTTGCGAAGGCATTCAAGGCGGTGCCTGAAGGCGAGGTTTATCCCCGCCAGTTTGAGGTTGGCGATACTGTGACTGGTCGCATGGCCGACGTGGCGCGAACACTGGGCTGCGTCGCAGACGAGCCTGTCAAGAAGAAGGGCTTCGACCGTGGCGGTGGATCTTGATCGGTTAAAGCGACATCTTCGAATTGAATTCGATGATGAGGATACGGAGCTTGAAGGTTATTTAGCCGCCGCTCATGGGTCTGCGTTGCGCTATATGAACCGCGACACCGTACCCGCAGGCGCCGAAGCCGAGGTGGATGCGGCTGTCCTGCTTATTGCGGGAGACCTCTACGAGAACCGCGAGCGACAGTCGACTGTTGAACTATTCGAAAACAGGTCGGCGCGCTGGCTGCTTGATCCATATCGGCTGTTGAGGGTGTAGCGCATGCCCTGGCTCCACTTCACAGCCACCTACGACTTTATTCCCAAACCGGCCGTGACGATCCGCTATCCGGCTGGCTACGTCGGGCTAGTAACAACGCCTTGCGCTAACCGCGCTGTTGCTGCTGGCAAGGCCGAGCGACTTCCAACTCCCACGAAAGACGAGGCCGAAGCATGGCGAAGCGCGCAGGTGCCGGCAGCCTGAACTGCCGTTTGACGTTTCAGGTTCGGCAGGACGTGGATGATGGTTTCGGCGGAACACGCGGTGAGTGGGTTGACCAGTTTACCGTGCCCGGGAGGCTGGAACCGCGATACGGCAGCAATGCAGAAAGCATCATGGCCGCGCGAATGCAGTCCATGCAGCCGTATAACCTGACCATTCGCGGCAGCACAGCGGCAAGGCAGGTGACGGCAAATTGGCGGGCTTACGACGCTCGGGCGGGGAAGACTGGGGGCAAGCCTAACCGGGTTTTCGGAATCAAGTCCGTCGTCAATCCGGACGAGCGTGGGCAGTACATCGAGATGCTAGCGATTGAAGGCGAGGAAACTTGATGGCGGTAAAGATTAAAGGTCTGGACCGCCTACAGATCAAGCTAACGAAATTTCCGGAAGTTGCTGAAAAGCTTGTCAGAGCGGCGATGGAGCAAGGCGCTCAGGAAATCGTCAACATGATGCAAAACTTGGTTCCCGTCGATGATGGCGAGCTAATGGAAAGCATCGGCTGGACGTGGGGTAAAGCTCCAAAATACAGCCAGCGAATTGGCAGCGTTAAGTCTAACGATGGCAAGCTGACCATCACGATTTACGCTGGCAATTCTAAGGTGCGCTATGCCCATCTGGTCGAATTCGGCAGCGCGCCACATGTGAACGGCGGCATGTATCCCGGAACAATCAACCCTGGGGCCAAGGCGCAACCTTTCTTTTACGTCTCGTGGCGAGCCAAACGGCGAAGTGCGCGGGCGAGAGTATCTCGCGCTATTACCAAGGCAGCCAAACAGATAGCGGCGGATCGCTAAATGGACCCGGTTTTAGAACTTCAGGGCGCAATTATTCAGCGATTGCGCAGCTTTCCCGCACTTGTCTCGCTTATTGGTCAGCGTAGCTACGATAACCCGCCAACGAATGATCAAGGGCAGGTTTCGCCCTCAATTTTCCCCTATGTCAGTATCGGCGCGTCGAGCGCTCAGCAGGTAGATGCCGACTGCATCTTTGCCGATGATATCATTTTCCAGCTGGATGTCTGGTCGATTGAGCCAGCCAAAAAGCAGATGCGCGACGTCGCAAACGCAGTGCGTCTCGCAACACGAGGTTGGGAGCCCGTTCTGACGGCCAACGCCCTCGTGACATTCGAATATTGGCGAACTGACTACATCCAGGATGGCGCAATCAATCATGCGTCGATCCGTTACACGGCGATTATCGAGCAGCCTTAAGGCCTCCGCGCCGATCACCACAAAAACTATTCACGGCCGCCCTTTGGGTGGCCTTTTCGTATGGAGGCCGCAATGGCTCAAGCAACTACGATCAAGGGCGGCAAAGTCCGCGTCAAGATCGGTACAGTGGGTGTTGGCGGTGAAATCACTTACGCTGCACCTTGCGGTTTCACGCAGCGTTCTATCAGCCTGACCAAAAACCTCAATGAAGTTCCGATCCCAGATTGTGAAGACCCCGATAAGGTCGACTGGGTTGGTCGCGACGCGGTGTCGCTTTCTATGGGGGTGAACGGCGAAGGTGTATTGGCCGCGGAATCGGTGGAAGATTGGCTTGATGCCGCGGAATCGATTGATAGCGTCCCTGTCCAGCTTGATCTCGAGTTTCCCGCCACGACGTACACTTACACGGGCAGAATGCACGTCGAAAGTCTCGAAATTGGCGGCAACAACGGCGAGCGCGCGACAAACAACGTTTCTATGCAATCCGACGGCGAGATGGTCCGCACCTCGGCGCCGACGGCTCCGTAATGAGCAGAGACGCGAAAGTTGAACTCGACTGGGCGGATGGTACTTATACCTTCCGCCTCGGTTGGGGCGAGTTGGAAGCGCTGCAGGAAGCGTGCGACGCCGGCCCTTGGGTCATTCTGGAGCGACTTTTCACCAAACAATGCCGCGTCGGCGATATCGCCCATGTGATCCGGCAGGGACTGATTGGTGGAGGCTTGGAGCCCACGGCGGCCACGAAACTGGTGAGAACCTACATCGAAAAACGCCCGCCTGCTGAGAACATCGTATTCGCCACCATCATTTTGCAGGCAGGTATTCAAGGCGTGCCGGAGGAGCCGGTGGGGGAGCCAGCGGCGGCAAATCAGACGGAGAACAACTTGACAGTCTCCCCAACGGAAAAGTCAGATTTGCCGCGGTCTACGGCAATGGTGCGGCGCTCGGCTTCACGCCGCAAGAAGTAAGACGAATGTCCATGTGGCAGTTCATGGCTGCCGTTGACGGTTACGTCAAAGCTAACTCGACCGACGATGGCGGTTTGAGCCAGGCGGAAAAAGACGAGCTTTGGGAGTGGGTGAGCGAGGGGTAGGGTGGGTTGCTAATAGCAACCCAACTGCGTTGCCTCGGCCTGCGCCTGTGCGCGCTCCGCTTCCAGCAATCTTGGGATGTTAGCTCGGCTAAGCAGTTGCTGGCATCTCAGTTCTTTGTTCGCCGGGTCAGATGCCTTATTGCTGGCGCAACCGCCTATAGCCAGCATGATGGTGCAAATAGTGACGATGGCTTTCATGTGTGTCCCCCTCCTCGGACAATTTTCTAAGTTAATGGGTTAAAACCCGCACGCGCAATGATGTTTTCTTCCGCTCGGATCGCGTCAGCTTTCTGATAGATTCGGGTTCTAAGAGCATCGAACAATCTACTGTCTTGCTCATATATGATGATGTCATTGAGCGTTCCCATGCCGCCATAGCAGTGCAGGATCCGTATCACGCCGTGAAAGTCAGAAAGCCTGATTTCTGATGTGCCTTTTTCGAGCACACTCGCCCATCCATGCACATTATGGGCACGCAATATTGCTACGATCTCATCTACATCGGAGCAAAGAGACTCTAAGTCCGGGTGCATCGTAAATTCTTTCGCTAAAACGTCGGTTCCTTCACGCGAGATCCAGATTTGGCGCCGTCGACTCCCGTGGCAAATCCTTCGAAATCACGACCGATAATAATCAGCGGCAACGACGCCAGTGATGCGATGCCTCCAATGATCAGTAGCGCATACGGCATCAACATACTTTGATTGTAATAGCCGCCAAATTGGACGTTCTTCGCAACGGTCGCGATCAGATCCCAGTAGCCATAAGCGGACACCAGAGGGCCGACGAATAGGAACGCGATTCCTAACCAGCCCACTCCATTAAATCTCTGTTCTATTTTCATAGGTGCCCCACCATGGCCACTGACCTGGAGACTCTTGTCGTTCAATTTTCAGCCGATTTCAAGCGTTTGGAGAACGCGATCAATCGGCAGCGTGGGCAATTCACGCGCCAGATGGGCCAGATGGAGAAGTCAGCAAACGCAAGCGTGCAGCGCATAAATGCGGCGCTTGGCAACATCGGCAAGGGCACGATGCAAGACCTCGCTGCTCCCCTAACTGGCATTACTGCCGCATTGGGCACGCGCGAGTTGATGCAGTATGCGGATGCTTGGACGCAGGCTGGAAACCTCATTCGTTCGTCAGCGACGGCAGCTGGTGTTGGCGCACGTTCGCTGAATGAGTTGAAGGACGGTGCGAACGAAGCACGCACAAGTCTTGAAGCCTATACTGACTTATATGCTCGGCTGATCCGATCGGCCTCCGCCGTAGCCAAGTCGGAAGACGAGATTGCTTTGGCAACGTCGCTTGTTTCGAAAGCCTTTAAGGCTGGCGGTGCGTCCGCACAGGAACAAGCTGCTGGCATTCTCCAGCTCGGGCAAGCTTTGGGTTCTGGCGTGTTGCAGGGCGATGAACTCCGGTCGTTACGTGAAAACGCTCCGGTCATTGCGAAGGCAATTGCTGACGAGTTTAAGACCACGATTGCAGGCTTGAAGCAGCTTGGCGCCGATGGGAAACTGACGTCCGATCGCGTGTTCAAGGCTATCCTGAATGCTCAAAAGGGTATTGAGGCTCAGTTCAAGGCCACCAACGCGACGATTGCTGACGCCTTCACGCAGATTAATAACGAGTTTACCGCTTATATCGGCAATGCCGATAAGTCAGCTGGCGCGAGTAGGCAGCTGGTTCAGGCGCTGCAGTATGTTGCTGATAACTTCAAAGAAATAGCCGACGTTGTTGCAGCCTTTGCGACCGTGCTGATTACCGCGTTCACGGGGCGGGCGATTGCTGGCGTGGTCGTCGGACTGGGCCAAGCTGTTGTTGCATTGGGCTCATTCCTGGCCGCACTTCGTACAGGTACGAGCGTAGTCGCCGCCTTCAGTGCATCGCTTGGGCCAATCGGCCTCTTGGCCGGGGCTGCGGCAGGTGCTGTCTATTTGCTCTATAAAAGTATAGGAAGCGGAGACAGCGCGGCCAAGAAATTCACGGATGCCATTGGTAGTAACGAAATCGCGCTCAAAAATGCAGCGAACGCTTCAAAAGCGTATCAGGCAGAGCTTGTGAAGCAGATTGCTTTGCAGCTTGAGACGGCAAAGTCGCAAAGTGTTACGGCGTCGGCCGATGCTTACACGGCAATTGACCGAGCGTCGAAATTTCGAGCGATGACTGGTCTTGAATTTGAGCCGTTAGAATATGCGGCGCGAACCGCTGAAACTAATGCCTTGCAACTCGAGCAATCCGTGATTGACCTCGAGAAGCAAAAGAGAAAGGCAGAGAGTATCCTCGTCTCAACGCCTTCTGGCTACGGCGGCGGTATCGCGAACACACCAGACGACAAGAAGAAGGGCCGCACGAAGAAGACACCCGCTGAGCGGTTCGACAGTGACATCCAACGTATCGCCGACCGCACATCGGCTCTTGTCGCGGAGACTGAAGCGCAGCGTCAGATCAACCCGTTGATTAATGACTATGGCTTTGCCATGGAAAGGGCGCGTACGGAGCAAGAACTGCTCAATGCTGCCCAGAAGGCGGGCGTTGCGCTCACTCCTGAGCTGCGAGCGCAGATCGCCCAGACCGCCGATCAGTGGGCACTTGCGAGTGCAGAGGCTAATAAGCTTGCCGAAGCGCAGAACCGTATTCGGGAAAACGCCGAAGACATGGCGGCGTTCCAGAAAGAATGGGTTGGAGGAATTGCCAGCGATCTTTTGAACGGCGCTGACGCAGCGGAGATATTTGCTAACTCTCTCGGACGCATCGCAGACAAGTTTATCGAGATCGGTCTTGCGAACATCTTCGATACCGACAAGGGTGGCTTCAACCTATTCGGCGCTCTGGGCGGCATTTTCCGCAAGAACGGTGGACCGGTAAAACGCGCAGGTGGTGGCATTGTCCGCGGTCCCGGCGGGCCGCGTGGCGATAAAATACCGGCGATGCTGAGCGACGAGGAGTTCGTCGTGAACGCAGCCGCCACTAAGCGCAACCGCGCCTTGCTGGAAGCCATCAACAGCGGCCGCGTTATCGGGCTGAAGGATGGCGGCCCACCTTTGCGCGCCCCATCCATGCCGATCCTGCGGTCATCTGCTGCGACGCAGCAAGCGCAATCCGGCATTGCCGACGTTCGTGTCTTTGTGGATCGCGACGGCAACTGGCAGGCCGAGGTCGAACGCATCTCGCAGCGGAACGTGAAACAGGGGCTTACTGCTTTTGACAAAACAGGCGCCATGCGAACTGCACGCGATCTACGGCAAGTCAATTCAAGGGGGCTGGCAAGGTAATGGCTGAACTTCTTCCGACTGGCCTTCGATATCAGCCGACTTTCCCGGTCCTGAATCGCCGGGTTTCCATGTCTCAGTACGGGGATCGGGCGATTTCAGCGATTGAGAACGGCGATCCTTTCTGGACTTGGACGGCCAAGATTACAGCGTTGACGAATGCCAAGCGCAATTTGCTCGAGGCGTTCATCGATCGATGCCGCGGCGGTCAGGTTACGGTGCACTACACCCCAAAACACGTTTGCATCCCGCAAGCTTATTGGGGTGACGCTAATAATCCGGCAATCACCGGCACCGCGACGCTGGCTGCGATCAACGGCAATACACTTACGCTAAATGGCGTCGCAGTCGGTCTTAAACTGATGAACGGCGATTTGGTCGGGTTTACGGTCGGCGATTACAACTTCATTGCACGCATCGTTGCTGATGCCACAGCAGCCAGCACGAGCGTGCAGGTGAAGATCGAGCCGTTCTTACCGTCCTACATCACCGTCGGTGCGACGGTGAAGTTCAAGAGCCCGGTGATGAACATGCGGCTAATGCCGAAGGCGTGGGAAATTGGCGACGGCAAGTTTCCCGATGCGTCGTTTCAGTTGATTGAGGTGCCGAAGTAGGCTTGCCTACCGTTGGCGCCGAGCGCGAATAGCACGAACCCAGGTGTTGTTGAACATAATGGCGCCTATGACCAATGCGACGGCGCCAAGAGCGATCATGCCGAAAGCTACGCCTTGGTCTCCGAACTGCTGATATAACCAGCCCGTTTTTTCTACTGCTTGGGCTGGATTTCCAAGGCGAAGAACACCTTGGATCAAGGCACCAAAACCGACAATCAACATGCAAACACTTCTAATCATGCCGGCCAGATATCAGCTGGGCGCGGTTCAATCCACCCTTTCGATGATTTGGCGGTAACTAATGGCCTTCCCAGCACGTCTACAGCAATTGCTCGACGAGGGCAGGGGCAAGATAGCCTCGGCCGTCAAAGTCGAATTCGGTACCGGCACCTATGGCTTTTTCTCTGGCAAGGGGAGCGTGAGTTATGCTGGCCTTACGTACAACGGATACACGCTGATCGACATCGACGAGCCTATGTATGCGCTCGGTACGGCTGCCCAGCCGGTGACGATGCGGTTGCCTGCCGCTGCTGATTTTGGGCTCACACCCGACAAGCTGAAGCTGATTGAGCAGGAAGATTACAAGAACCGCCCTGTCACGTTCTATGACTTCTATTTCGACCCAGACACGAACGCGTTCCTTCACGCCGAGCCGACCTGGTACGGCTATGTCGATACTATCGACCACCGCGAGGAGGGCGACAGTGTCTGGCTGGAAGGTAATATTGAGACCGGTGCAGTCGACAACTTCCGCGAAGGTTATCGTTATGCCTCGAACGAGGATCAGCAGCTTGTTTCGTTAGGCGACATGCTTTTCGAGTATGCAGCGAGGATCAAGAATGAATTCTTCAAAATCAAATTCGGCTAGGGTGCAAGGATGGGATCGTGCCCTAGAAGATATTGCGACGGCCCACGTATCCATCACTCCCGAATGGGGCATCTCGGACTGCCTCATGACTGCGGCAGATGCGATTGAAGCGGTTATTGGTGAACATCCGCTCGCCGAGTTTCGCGGCAAATACAAAACCGAAGCCGGCGCCGCTCGCAAGATGCGCGCCAATGGCTGCGAGAGCGTCAAGGATGTGTTCGAAACCTATCTCCAGCTTGAGCTCGTCAATAGGCTCTCTGCCCGCCGCGGCGACGTCGGCGTTATGCTCATCAATGACGAATACGTCGCCGGTTTCATTTGCGGCTCTGGCTTTGCGGTCAAGCAGCCGCATGGGCTTACGTTCTTTCCTGTGACCGAAATCGAGCAAGCCTACAGGGTTGGCAGCTAGCCACCACGACAATCAGCACCTTTGAAGGTCCGTCAACAGCGGGCCTTTTTTGTTGCGCCTGCATGAGGCCGCCATATGCCATTTTTAGCGCCTATCTTCACCGCTATCGGCGGCATCGTGTCGAGCGTGGCCGCATGGGCTGCTGCCAGTCCGATTCTCGCCGGTATTGCTCAGACCGCATTCGGCATTGCACTTAAATATGCCGTCAACGCGTTATTCCCTCCCAAGACGCAGAGCCGCGCTTCCGAGCTGGAAACCCAGTACGGAGCGAATATCCCTCGTTCGGTTATTATCGGCACGTGCGCGACCGAAGGCCATCATATTTATCGAAACAGCTACGGCAGTGGCGGGCGTCTCATTCAGGATGTGTTTGTTCTGTCGAGCTTCCGCATCACGTCTGTACCGCGGGTCCGATACAACGGTGAGTGGCGCACGCTTATCGCGCAAGATGCCGATGGCTATTGGTTTGTGCCAAATGAGGGCACGAGCGGCGACGATCACGATAACGTCCGCGTCAAGTTCTACTACGGCACGATGGATCAGCAGGCCGAACCGACGCTGATCAATAACGCCCGTCCTTCTGGCCGCTGGACCGCGAACCATCGCGGCGCAGGTGTTGCTTATGCCATCGTGTTTTCGGAGCTGCGCAAGAATGGCGATGGCCTGACCTCGCCCGCAAAGCTGTTGTTCGAAGTCGTTGGCGCGCCGCTCTATGACTGGCGCAAAGACTCCACGATGGGCGGTGCCGGCGCACATCGCTGGGACGACCAGAGCACCTGGGAATATTCCGATAATCCGGTTGTCCAGATATATAACCTGGAGCGCGGTTTCTTCAACGGCACTCAGCGCATGGTCGGCAAGGCAGTTCGTGCAAGTCGCCTGCCATTGGCTGAATACACCCAGGCGGCGAATATCTGCGACGAAGGCATGTCGGACGGTTCGAAGCGGTATCGCGCCCACGCGATTGCCAAGGATGGTCCCGGCGCCAACCACGATGCAAATCTGACGCCGATCCTTGAAGCCATGTGCGGCTCATGGGTGGAGCGTGTTGACGGCGAATTCCCGATTGCAGGTGCTCCACAGGCTATCGTTGCAACCATCACCGACGCAGACATCAAGCGCGGTGCACCGCTTCGCTTCAGTGCGAAACGCAAGCGCACCGAGCTAATCAACACGGTTGCGGCCTCTTACGTTTCGCCGGATGACTTCTATGAAACGAAGGACGCCGCAACCCGTATCGATGCCGGCGCATTGGCTGAAGACCGCGAAACGCTGGCCAGCGCCATTCCATATGCAGCCGTCACTGACGTGCGGCAGGTGGACAGGCTGGCAGACATTGCCATTCGCGGCGCTCGTTATCAGGCATCAGCGGAAATCGTCGTTCATCCGAAATTCCTCGACACGATCAAAGAAGGCCGGTGGGTTCGCTGGAATAGCGCCAAGTATGGCGACCGCACGTTTCAGGTTCTGACGCGGCAGCTTGGCGGGATCAATACTGATGGTGCCCGCGACATATCCCTCTCGTTGCAGCAGATCAGTAATGGCGTTTTTGATCCGACAGCCTACGAAACAAACCCGCCGAACATCATCGTAATCCCACCACCGCAATATCTGGCCGAGGTGCAGAATTTCTTCGCCATTCCAATTGTAGTCGTTGCAGATGGACAAGGCGAACTGCCCGGTGTGCGGCTAATCTGGGATCCGATTGATGATATCTCGGTCGTCGGCGTCGATATCGAATATTGGCCAGCGAACGACCCGTCGCAGGTGTTTACCAAGTTCGTGACTTGGGACGTGATCAACGTCCCAATAGTTGAAGGCCTGACCTCGCTGACTGACTGGTTTGTCCGGACACGCTTGCGCGTGGACAATGGCCGGTCGGTGGCTTGGTCGACAGAAACGCCATTCACGACACTTAAGGCGGCAGGCGATGATAGCCCAGTCGATTACGAGCGACTCGACGGTGACGTGAAGGGCCTCATTAACTGGATGACCGACGACCGGCGCGAGATTATTCGGCAAGCGCAGGAAAACGCCACCAAGATCGCTGACGGCATGCTGGCCGGTTATGCAGATAGTCGGTCGCTTCGCCGCGAGCTTGCCAGCACCTACGGCAAGGCGAAAGCTTCGTGGTCCGAAGATATCTATGTGGCGACCGGGCCCAACAGCGCCATTGTCCAGCAACTGACACAGTTGAACGCCGAGCTTGACGACAAGGCAGACGCAAGCGTTGTGACGCTTCTGTCTACGAGAGTGGATAATGTCGAAGGGCAGTACACAGCCGTCGCCGATGCGATCACTGACGTGAACGCATCTGTAGATGGCACGGTGGCTAACTCCGGTTGGCGCATGACGTCGACGGTTGGCGGCGGTGGCACCTCGGCCAGAATATCTGCCTATGCCCGCATCAACACAGGCGACACTTGGAAACAGGCTGGCTGGTTCATCAACGTGACCACGACCGGAAGTCAGTTCATCGTCATTGCGAACCAGTTTGCCATTGCCGATCCGAACAATAACGGCACCTTCACCTATCCATTCGTTGTGCAGAACGGGCAGGTCTACATTCAGAATGCCCGTCTCGGCACTCTGAATTTTGATGTGCTTCAGTCGAACAACGGCAAGATGATCATGCGCGGCTATGACAACTTTGGAGATCTGCGGATATTCACATGACCCAGACATTCATTGGCTACAAACCGGGCGTCGGCCCGGTTCTGAAGTGCCTGAAATATGACACGGATGATCCGCTGACGCTGGCGAACACAGCATTTGACAGGTTCTTCTTCAATTCGGAGACACAGAACCTGTCTTATGTGTTCCCGACCAACCCGTTTTTCTATCGTTCGGCAGAGCTATCCACCCTCCCGGCGACATTCAACATCACGAATGATCGGGGCAATGTCGTTATCTCAGGTAGCAATATTGGCAGTACGAGTGACGCGTTTTTTAACGTCAATACGTTCTATCGAATAACAAATGCGTACCCAAATATGGGTTATGTTCCGATGTCTGAATTCAGGCAGGTTGATCTTCTGACCAATCGAGTTGAATGCGGTGCTTTTCAAAGCTACTACGCACTGGTCGGGTCAACAAACCACAACGTTGTCACAGCAAGACAGTTTTATACTGTCATGGGAAGGCTGGTTGGAACAACGAGCGACCAAACGACTTTTCGAACTGTTTACAATGGGATTATCAGCAGTTCGCAATCCGGTTTCGTTGGGATGGGCGAGTGGTTTGTTTGGAAACAGCAGTTAATTTATAACGACAACAGAAACCCGAACGCCATTTATCCAAGTGTATGGGACTTGCCCGCCGACGCATCGGCCATGCGGACTTATACATCTGCTCCGAACCTCCTGTCGCTTGAGGCGAGTTCCAGCCGATTTGTGCTGTCCAGACCCGGCTATGATGTGAACACGACCAATGAGTTCGGCACGATCATAAGCTCCAACAATCGTTCACCGGCTCTCTGCGTCATGAACGGAACTGAAAATAGTATCCCGGCCAATGGATCGAGAACGATTGCAGCACCGGCTGGCGTCATTCTCTCGCAAAGGGCGGTTGTTGACGTGATGTTTCGTGTCTCCGGGCAGACGTGGCGCGTACCTGGGCTGCTGACCGATACAACGGCGGCGGGAACTTGGCAGCTGTCCTATGCCGTGTCAGGCAACAGCATCACGTTCTACAATTCTGAGAAAGACGCGGTTGACCTGCGGTACGTCGTCTTCAACGTGGATGACCAGCCGAAATCGACGGGCGGCAATCAGGTCATCTTCCGTGGCAATGATGGATTGCGTGACTATGTGCAAATCAAGAAACCCGGCACGAGTGACCCGGCAAGCCGTCCGAACGATATCTTATTCGACAGTCGCTATCCACAATTCCAGATCATCGCACAGGGCTTTATCCCGATATCGAGCTTTGGCAACTCGTCGGCAGGAGACGCGGTATACAAGGGCGCGAGAACCTATCGGTTGAACTTCAACAATGCCGGTTTCGTGCCTTACCTAAAATACTCAACCGTGTTCCCGAACTGCGTGACGACGCCGATCTATCGAGCCGAGCGCGGGGTTGATGTTTCCAACATATCCATGCTGGCCGAAGTGAATGACACCTATGTCGATTTCTTCTGTTCGCCGGATAGCGGTTGGTCTGATGCATTCAGTCAGGCTGGCAGCTGGACGCGACTTGATTACGGTGCCCGTATTCAGGGTGTCCGGTACTACATTTTTGGCATAACGCCGAACTGATCTCAGGAGAAAAATCTATGGCTACTTTGTCCGACTACGTGTCGGGAACGATTTCGCTCGCCAATGGGTCAGTGACCGTTACGGGAACCGGCACGCTGTTCGAGGTAACGCGGTTTCGCGAAGGTGACACTCTTCAAATCCAGAACCTGACCGCTGTCATTGCCAGCGTCGATAGCGATACGCAGCTGACGCTTGCAGAGCCGTGGACCGGCATCGACATTGTTGACGGGCCATACCGCGCCCGACAGCTTGGCGACGGGTCGCGGGTCTCGACGCAAGCCGCAACCATTATCGAACTGCTCGGCAATGGCGTATTGGCTAATCTGGCCGAACTCGGCGTAGAGGAAGGGAAGGTGCCAGTCGGCGGGCCTGCGGGTGAGTATGAGCTGGTCGATAAAGCAGCACTCGGGATGCAAGCGCCAAATGGAACTGTCGGTACTGAAGTGCTTACATCGGGCGGAGAGCCATCGACGCATCTTCAAAAAACCGGGTTGCTGCTATCGAGCATCCTTTCGTTTGGAGCAGACGTCAGCGCAACGAACAATAATGGTTCGATTGTCGCTGCGCTTTCCAATGCTCCGCGTGGAGATGGCGTTTTCGTCCCAGCTGGGGATTTTACGACCACAGCGTTTTCTAATCCTTCTGGTAAGAAGATCACCGGGCCTGGCAATTTGGTAAAATCGGACCCGAATGGAGGAACGCAGAAACTGAACTTCGACATTGATTACTCGAAGTATATGTTTGGGCAGGAGTATTTATACGCATTTATCAGTTATATGCGCAAATGGAAGTCTGGTGACGTGCGTAGACCAGTTGTTTTCACTGGTGACAGCCGCGTTTCAGGTGTGGCGATTACAGATAATAACTACCTACTGAATAATCTGTTTAATCAGCGGTTACTTGATGACGGCATTTGGCATATCACAACCGCTGTAAATCGCGGGCAAACAGGAAAGAATACAGTAGATTGGCTCAACAACTATCTGGCTGGCGATCTGTCGCTAAACCCTGCTTGTCTTGTGGCAATGTGGGGGTTAAACGACGGCGGCACGTACACGATAGATCAAATAGAAACGAACATGCGTAATGCAGCAGCTCGAATTCGCAATACGGGCGCATCTCCGAACCCAGGCAAACCAATATCGGAACTGTCAGTTGTTTGGTGTACCCCACCGTCTGCAACATATTCGGCCATGAAGCGGGATGAGCGGTTAATAAACGATCTGCGCCCCATCATTATGCAGATTTGCCGCGAGTTTGGATTTATGTTTCTTGATTTATTTGCATTGGTCAGGGACGTACGCTGGGCTGCTGGGACCGCTTATGATGACGCGATTGGCAACGGTACAGCTATACATCAAAGAGAGGAATTAAACTGTATCTTTGTTGACGCGATATATGGATCTGCAATTTCTAGGTCACTTCTTAGTCACATCGGCGCTTCCAAGGTCTGGAATGTGGCGATGTCAGTTATTGGTGGCATAGGAAGCAGTACGCCGCTGGCTTCATATCCAAAAGGATTGTCTCTTTATTTAACGGCTACAGGAGATGCAGGTTGGCAGGCACCTGGAGGATTGGCTGTTACGATAATGCATGTTGATGGGCCTGGAATTCAATTTAATATTGGCGTAGCCGGCGGGAATATGATTGCTGCAAGAGTTGCCGACCATGTGACAAAGACTTGGCTCCCATGGACGGTACTCGTTTAAAAATTCCCGCTTACAAATAAAAAGGAAAGGACGATCTGTCCTTTCCTTGAATTTTAACTGTATATCTTTTTGCGAGATACAGATTGAGACAAAATTTTCTTGGTATACCGCTTTGATGGCAACTCAAACATCAGGTATGTCGGAAAGGACAAAACGCATACGATCATTAGGATGACGAAAGCATCCAGTGGTCTTGTTACAACTATATCCCATTTCCATTGGTAGATGAGTTGATATTTCACGAACGTGAAAATGGGCCAATGTATAAGGTATACGGAGTAAGAGCTTGCCCCGAGTATCTCCATCAGTTTGCGGAGTTTGTTGGTATCCCCCCGAAACTGCCGCTCCCACGTGGCAACAGATACAACGAAAATTGCCATGAAGGGTATCGCGATAAAATCAACATACCCTATCCCCTGAAGGGAGGTGGACAGACCAATTACTGCGGCAAAGGAAACAAGCGCGGCAATCTGACAAGAGGTAACCTTAAATCTGTCCGTCGAATAAATTATCCATCCAATATAACCTAAGCCTATTCCTCCGATGCCACGCAATAAACCGCTGTTTATAATCTCTGTTTCTGTGAATACCTTTAACGTCTGGTATTGCCAGAAAAGCAACACATAAGCACCGATACTAACTGCGGCAACGACATACTTAATTTTTCTTTCAACTCTTAGGAGGACCAAAGCAAGCAATATATTGATCCAGAACTCTACAGAGATTGACCAGCTGGGCGCGTTCCAAGACGTGGAAGCTGTTAAACCGACATTTTGAAGTAAGAAAAGATTTAACACGAAAGTATAAAAGCGCCCATCACCGTAAGACCAACCATTTTCAAGGAACTGGCCTTCGCTAGTGCACCAGAAAAGCACATTCACGCCCACAAGCACAATAAGTGTTGCAAAGTGCAGCGGGTATAGACGAGCAATACGGTCAACGATGAAATTCTTAAGTGCCCGACTCAAAATTCGAGCCTTGCGATACGCCGTGTCATTCGCCTGATTGACGAGATGAACATCCATGCCTCTGCGGATGCAATTGAAGCCTCCCAATCTTTTGCCAGACGGCGGCAGCGGTT